CGACCGTGACCGCTGACTGACAAGCCGCCGTTGAAGATCACGACAGTGCTGATGGAGTGCTCCTCAGTGCCGTCATAGGGGCGCACAGCATCGGGCTCGGACGGCGCAACATACATCGAGTGACCATTGACCTGCCATTCGGCATTCATAGGCAACGTCCCGTATGAAGCGAAGATTTCGAGGTTGCCGTTGTCGTCGCTCTTAACCTTGAATCCGTACGTCATGGGTTACCAATCCCTTGCTATTTGGGCTAACTCGGACAGGATGGGCGACCACTCCTTGATCAACATCTGAGCAGGACAGTTCACGTCCATGCCGCAGTGCAAGTTGATGAAGGTGTAGTACGCCGACTTGTGCTTACGGCCGGTACGAGTGCGTGTGACTTCAGGCTCCTTGTGGTTCAGAGCCCACGCGTGGTCGTAGCCGCAGGTGTGTTCGGCCTTGATGATGACGGGTGCGTTCCCGCCGGTGACGATGTCCTTACGCAGGATCACCCAGTTGAGCAGCATTAGTCCTCGATCTCCGGCAGCACTGCGCTAGTGACGGTGTGCTCCGGGACCGTGAGGCCCTCGGTCTGGATGTAGGTCATCAACTCGTAGAAGTTGTACCGCAGAGCATCAGCCTTGACTACGGCCTCTTCCGCCTCGGCCAACTTCTTCTCGATCACGTCAGCGGCCTTGCCTAGCACGGCTTCGACCTCGAGCGGCTCAGCCGGGAAGATCTGCACATCGGACTTGGGACCGTAGACGACGAACTTCGGGGTCGTGGCTTCGGTGTAGTTCTCACCCTGGGTGATCTCGAACGCGGCGATGCCTGCCGTGCCCTCGGTGAGCATGACGTCGGTGACGATGCCGATGACGAGCTTGTAGGGGCTGGTCGAGTACTCCTGGTGCAGACGCTTGTAGACGTCGCCCTTCTTCAGGTTGATGACGGTGATGATGTCAGCCGAGGCCTGGACGAGCTGGGTGAAGTTAGTCATGAACGTGGGTCCTTAGGTGCGTGGAAGATGATGGATTCATTGCCGTGTTCGTCCATACGGACCAGGTCAGGCAACCCGTGGATCGAGGCGATCAGTTCAGACCATTCAGTGTCGTGAAGGATGAACTGGCCTGCGTGCTGGAAGGTGCGGTTCTCGTCAGGTGCCACGAAGACCGTGACGGTGATGGGTGAGTTCAGGCCCTTGTGGACTTCGTGGGCGCGGAACTTGAAGATGCTCATGAGTAGTTACTCGGATCCTCTTGTAGCTGGTTGCAGCCCACGGACAGATCGAGGATGGTCCACTCGTCGATGATGGTTTTGCCGCCCTCGTAGTGACAGGCGTCGATGCGGAAACGTGTGCAGTAGATGCCGTCCATGGAAGGCATGTGGAGTTCGTCCCCGACCTCCTTGCGGACATTGACGATCATTCCGGCACCTCCGCTGTGAAGATCCACTCGACGCGGACACCGGTGTAGTTGTCCTCAGTGACGCGGAGGCTGTAGTCGCGGTTGGTATGCGGAATGTGTTCACCCTTCTCATCAAGCAACGCGTCACACCCTTTGCAATCGACCTCGCGGTAGCGCAGGGTCTGGGAACGCTGCTCAGTAACGACAGTGCCGGGGAAGTCCTGCTCGAGTTTCCACAGCGCCATCTTCGGGTCCGAGGCCATCTCAGCGACGATGTCGACGTAGGCGTTCTCAATGAGGACTCGGTCAATGTCTTGGACCCAGCCGTACTGGCGTTTAGTCATCCTTCTTCACCCGGTACTCCCGTGACCCTTCCTCTCTCGGTTCCCAATGGGTGACCGTGCCGTCCTCCTGCGTGGCTGAGAAACCAGCATCAATAAACGGCATGGGGATGATCTTGCCGTCCAGGAAACCGCCATGCAGTTGCACCAGGAACGGACGCGGAGTGGTCGGAGGCCAGTTCTTGAAACGGCCGTTGATCATGGTGATGCGTTGCCGTTCGTAGGCCTCAGCCTCCACCTGGAACGGGATCGGCACGCGGGTGTGCAATTCGGCTTCGAGCTCATCGCTCATGGGTTTCCTCCAAAGAAAATGCCCCCACCCCGAAAGGCAAGAGCGTCTGGCAGGCTGTGCGGGAGGGGGTCCCTCGGTGAGCGGCCTTGGGACCCCCGTTCACCCCACCTACAGGGCTGCCAGGATGCGTAGCGCGTCGGTTTTGGACGAGTCTCCGCGGAGCATCTGACGTTTGATGCGGGTGTCTTCGCTGTTCGCTCGGGTGAAGTGGTCAGCCATCTCGATCGCCGTCTGCATGACACCGTAGGCGTTGCCCCGGATCCCGTCAGTGGTGACAGCGTTCTCGTAGATGTTCTGGAACTGGGCCCGGCGCTGCATGACGCGGGACAACTGCACCCCACTCATGTCCGTGGAGTGCGGGATCCACTTGTCGATGAACTCGACGAGCTGCGTCTTGGAGATCTGCTTGGTGACCAGTTCGGTGGCGATCTCCTTCCACTCCTCCTGGGTGCGGATGGCCTCGAGCATGGCCCGTCGTGCGTCCTTGACACGTTCCTGCCAGTTCGCGGTGTGCTTGATGGTCCAGCCGAACTTGTGCTTCTTGATGTTGTGGTCGGCGGCCGCCATCGTGTTCGCACAGACAATGCGCACGGACGAGGCTCCGGCCCTCAGGCCTGAAGAGCCGTCGTGCGACGTCCAGAAGTTGGCGTAGTTCGCTGTGAGCGAAGGGTCCGTGGGGATCTGGAAAGGCTCGTCGACCAGGATCGTGGCGGCGATCGACCGACCACCGTCGAGGGAGACGACAGCGTCGAAGTTCAGCCGGCGCCCCAGGTCGCTGCCCATGATGGCGTCGATGGTGTCACCGAACGTCTTGTTGTCGATGAGGGCGTAGGTGGACTTAGCCATGCCGAGGACCTCATCGGTGTCGTCACGGCGGATCTGCTTGAAAGCGTCCGAGTAGAGCAATCTCTGCTCTGTGGCGGTGGGCGCCAGTGGGTGGTCCCAGTAAGGCATGGGGACTTCGTACACGTCCCAGTCCATGCCGGCGATTGTGGCGGCCTCGGCGAAGGACTCGGGGTACTCGTCAACGACGGTTCCCATGCCGTGCCAGGCGGGTACGCGGACGAACACTCCGCGGTCGAAACGTGGTGCCATGTGGTGCTCCTTGTGTGTCAGTCGCTCGAGTAGTGCTCCATCGTGACGTGTGCGATTGACCGGCGGAAGCCTTCGATGAGGTATTCCTTGGGAGCGCCGCAGTGTTCTGTGTGTCGGATCAGTTCAGCTGCAAGCGCTTTGGCCATTTCCGTGGTGATCGCGTGGAGTTCGAGGTAGTCGTCACGAAGCTGTTGGACGGCTGCACTGTCCTTCGCAGTGCCGATGAGGTCTTCATAGACGTAGGTGGCGGCCGCGCTGACAGGGAGAGCAGCCTTGGCCAGGCCACCCTCCCCGTCAGTGTCTTCCAGGAACGCCAAGGTGATGGCGAGCATGGACAGACGCGCGTCGGATGTCATTACAGGTACTGGAACGACACGTCGATGCGGCCCTTTTGGACGTTCAGTTCCAGGGCCTGGGTGACGTTGCCTTCCGGGTCGTGCTTGAGCAGGGTGAGGGAACCACCGACGGTGAAGTTCTGTCCCTCGACCGGGAGGATCGCGTAGTCGTCTTCGGTGGGCTGGTATTCGTCATAGCCAGCGTCGACGAGGTCTGCAGGGTCGTAGTCGGCGTACTCGGTGACGTCGACGGGCGGTTCGAATCCGCGCATGGGTGTGAGCCCGATGAGGTTGTCGTCGGGGATGCCGGGCGGGATGGGCATGTTGGGTAGGGCTGCGTCGGGCTGGGGGACGCGGCGGCGGCGGGTGGGGCGGTCAGCGGGTGACTCAGACACTGGTTTTCCCTTCGATGTATCGGCGAAGTTCAGCGGCCTGAACGCGGGCGCGTGGCTGCTTGGAGTCCTTCACTCGAATGTCCACGGTGGCGAGTTCGCCTGTTTTGATGAGCCGGTAGACATGCATCCGGGAACATCGTAGAGCGTCTGCCACATCGGGAATGGTGAGTAGCTGGGGTGTTCCCGTGAGCGGTTCGGGTGTCTCCATGCGTCACATACTGCATCACACCGTCACCGGTGTCTAGTCCTAGAGGACAGGCATCCCAGAAATCGGTCCAGCGACCGTCAAATAGATGCTCGTCACCGAACCGTTGATCTGATAGCAGGCCACATAGGACCCGATAACGTCCCCAGCCACGCACGGAATCAGTGCCATGGCATTGGCGAACGCCGTGTTGCCGTTGATGTCCGTGACCAACGTCTTGCCGTTGACCATGGCAACCGTATTGACCGAGAAGTCGTGCTCGAAGTGGGACGTACCAGTACCAGGAGCGAAACCTGCCTGCGCAGTGGCGATGTAGAGCCCGTCTCGAGCCACCACCACACCGCCAGAACTGAACGTCATATCGGTGTCATTGGCCGACGAATACAGACCCTCCCACGACACCTGCACTGGAGCGGCACCAAACGTGAGAGCGATCGGGGTAGTGGTCTTGTACACAACGATCGACCCGGCCGGCGGTGATGGGGTAATGCCTTGCCATTCGCCGTTCTTGTACATCAGCGCATGCGTCGGGCCGCCAGGGAGAACATCAGTGAGGTCAGTCAACTGATGGGTGTGACCCAACCTGGCCTGCTGAGTGCCCACCTTCATACCGGGATTGCCAGCCATTACGGCACCGTCACTCTCAACGTGAATAGCGGAAGGGTGTCAGTCAAACCGATATGAGCGTCCAGGTGGTTCGTGCCGATGCCGGCCGACAGGACGTTGTTCCACATCAGGCCTTTAGCGTCCCCATGCAGTAACGGATTCAAGAAGTCCGCAGCACCGGCGACCTGCAAGATGTACATGCGGTATTGCCCGCTTGGCTGCCCGGATCCGCTCCATGCGTCGATGTTCAGTCCGAGGACCCAGCCACCCGTACCGGTCAAACCAGTGATTGTGCCTTCAACCCACCTGGTGGTGTCAGTGATGTGCACACACCGCACCCGGTTGCCGATCGCATACGAACCCATGTTGTTGCCGCCAGTGGTGGCCACGCTGATGATGTTCGCGCCCATAGCTGGAGCGAAAGCGCCCACGATCGTGTTGTTGTAGCCGGCGGACACGAAAGGCAACGAGATCCATGCTTCAGTGCCAGGAAACATCCCCACGCCGGCGAACGCTGTACCGGTGAGGTACTGGTGGCCGGTGGTGGAGTCAAACGTCACCGACATGTCAGCGTAGGTGTGCAACTTCCACGGGATCGTCTGTCGCGCCGTCACACCCAACTGAGGAAGCGAGGACACATAGACCTCAACCTTGGACACTGTCGACCCGATAAGTGGTTGAAGGTCAGCAAGGTCATACCAACTCAAACCCTGCCAATAGTCGAAACCAGTACCAGAAGTTCCTGTCCGGCCGGTGATGGCGTGCAGTGTTGCAGGGTCAACCCAATCCCATCCGTCGGTGCTGCTGCCGCCACCAGAGCCCACAAGATACGGCTTGATGTAGTAGACGCCAGAGGTGTTGAGCGCATCAATGAAGTTGATCGTGCCATCAGTGATGTTGAGCGTGATTGCTGTGTTGATGCCCGTTCCGGTGCCGGTGACGTTCGCCGACTCAGGGGAGGTGATGAGGTCAGATAAGGCCGCCACCACACGATGCTGATAGCGGCCCGTTCCCAACCCGTTCAACGTGATCGATGCTGTTGTGCCCGTGTCGGGTTGCGGTGTGGATGCCACGATCTTGTTGTTGGACACGTCGACCAGGAGGTAGAAGTTCGCCCCACTGACCTGGTTCCACGTGTAGGTGATGATGCCGTAGTTGCCGCTCACGCTGAATGTCGCCACAAACCCGGTCGGGGCCGAGAGAGCGTCGGTGATCGACTTCGGCGTCCATGTGTCACTCGGTCCGACGGTCCAGTCCGAGCCGACCATGTTGCCGCTAAACGGAAGGAAGATCCTCGGTGTAGGAGTACTCGTCAGACGGCTCATCAATTCGCTCCACGCTTGTGGTGTACATGGCGTTGGCTGCGGCTTGTTCCAAAGCCAAACGGTACCCCTCGGGGTCGTTTCGGGTGACGAGCGTGTGTAGCAACGTCGCCGAATCCAATGTCTCCAGGCCCATCAACTTGGCCCGTTTGTCGATGTAGGACAGCACCGTCCGAGCGGCGTTCACGTCGCCAGCGAGGGCGGCCGGATAGATCGCAGCCTGCATCTCGTCGAGCCGTTCAATCTCCAACTGCAGCTGCTCGGTCTTCTTGGCCTGGGACACCATGTCGGCGGCCTCTTTGAGGTGCGTCACGGTGATCTGGCTGACCTCGTGGTGGGTGATGCCCAGTTCCTCGGCGATCTGCCAATAGGACTTGCCCTGGCGCCGGAGCCGGAGAGCCTCAGCGTTGCGCTTGTCGCGTTCCTCTTGTTCAGCGATCTCCGCCTCGGCTAACTGCCGGGCTTCGATCTCCTTGGCGAGCAAACCGCCGGCTGTGGGCTTACGAGGCATGAGCGACACCTTCCTGGCTGTGGGTTATAGATTCCCACAAAGCGAACGCCACGGCCCTGTTGCCGGAAGCCATACGGAGCAGTTTGCGCCGTTCAGCGGCGGACTGGCCTCCCCACACTCCCCATTGGTCCTCAGTCTTGAGAGCCAACTTCAAGCAACGGGCCGTGGCATGACACCAACCACAGATCGCTTTTGCCTTGAGGATCTCGCAATGCGTCATCACTTCGTCAAGCCCGAACATCACCACTGGGCTCAAGCCCTTGCATAGGGCCTTCTCCATCGTCGAATCCGAAATACGAGTGTCCGAATAGGGCGATACACGCAGCGTCGATGCTGTCCTGGGACGAGCAGAAGTCAAAGATGTCCGGGTGCTCAACTGCGAGCCACCTCGCAATGTCGCTCTTGCTGGCATTCCCCGCCCCTATGACTTTCTTCTTCCACACCATGGGATGAACAAACGTCAATCGCGACAATGGGACCCCAGCGCCATAAGCGGCAGAGGCCAAAGCCCCTTGAACGCGAGACATCCTCAACCCGGTTCGCATGTCCTTGTGGCCTTGAATCGAGTCCTCGATGACGACATAAGGTTCCCACTCCGGTGGCGCCGCGGAGATGAACCCTCCCAACCACTGGGCCAAATTGGTGATGTAGAGCGTGTCGTCCTGCTTCTCAGCCAACTCCATTTCCTTCGTGGCCCACCAATCACCGGGATACCAATGGCTTGAAGGGAAGAACGATGCGATGGCAATGCGCCTGGTCGCATAGTCGACACCGATGATGTACGGAGTCACAGTCCTGCTTTCTTCGAGCAGACAGGCCAAGCACCCCATCCCTGACGGGCCTGGATGTATTTGGCTAAGCGGAGCTGCTGTGCGGCGCTGGTGAAGCGGGCCTTGTCAGCCTTGACCCCGATGTTGGGGAACCAGCGCTTGTCGATCTGGAACAGGCCCACGTAGGTGTGGGACCAGTCGACTTCGTGGACGTGCATGCGGCTTTCACAGAAAGCGATGGTCATCCAAGGTTCCGGCAACACCATTGAACGCGAGGAGAGCAACGTACTCTTCCGGCGTGAGGATGACGGCTGCAAGGTCGGGGTCGATGACTCCACTACGGCCGACGACTTTGTAGTTCCTGAGGATCTGTTCCCATGACTCAACTTCGGCATTGGGGAAAAGAACGTCAGTGGCCTGCTTGAGGCCAGGTGGGGCTTCGCTGGAGACACGCCAGCCGTCAAGGTCTCGGGTGTAGATCGGGATGAGGGCGCCGATGCTACGTCTTGCGGTGCAGAGGAGGGACCCCAAAGGAGGCTCAACGTCAGGCAACTCATCAAGGTTAAGGAACTCAACTTCCATATCTTCATCAGTCTCCAATGTCAGAGGGACATCGACGCGCGAACCGAAGCGCCCATGGACTGGAACAGGGACACCTTCGTCCGCACCATCTCGGCACGTGCACGGCAGGCCTTCACCGACATTTCGGCTCCGGCCAGTTCTTCGCGTTCGCGTTCAGTGTTCACGTCGATGGTGGCGTCGGCTAGGGCCACAGTCATCTTTTCTCCGGACCGGTAGATCGCTACGCGGGCCTTGGCCTGAGCCAACTCGTAACTCTTCTTCGCCTCAACGTAGGCCTGCTCAGCGTCGATGAGGTCTTCGGTGACGCCTTCAAGGTCGAGTTCCACCTGCAGGAGGCGTTGCTCGATCTCCATCGGTGTCATCGGTTGACGGTTCTTGGTACGTGGTGGGGTCATTGTCGTTGATCCTTGTGTAGGTGCCGTCATCGTTGAGCATTGCCAGGAAAGCGCGATGCAAACGGACCGGCACGAGGTAGGACAGTTGGTTGCCACGGATCATCCAGCCGTTCTGGTAAGCGACAGCAGGACTCAAGTGGATCGAATCGACGCTGCCGTTGTGGCAGTTGTGGTGGCAGATCAGCAGATTGCTGGGACGGTTGTCGGCGCGTTTACCGGTCTTGCGGTGGTGGACGGCGAACTGGTTCGTCATCGGGAAACCGCACACATCGCAGTAGCCGCGGGAACGCACCCACAGCACCATCCGGATGTTAGTCATCAAGCGCCGGTACTTGAGCCTGGTAGCAGTGCGGGGCGAAACCGCAGTTGTTTTCAAAGAGGAGTTCGTCCTGACGTGTGCGAGGGGTTTTCTTCAATACGGTGTTCTTGCAGCCTTCCAACATGGGTGGCAGTTCACGATTGTGGATGGCTTCGTCAGCTGCGGTGAGGATCGCTGACACCGGCTTCCAGATGTTCGTGTCCCATTCCCACAACTGTTCAGACACCTTGCGGTAGTCGTAGGAGTTCACGAACACGAAGTACACCTGCAGCGTCTTCAAACCCTTCATGTACACGTGGGTGGCTGCCTTGTACCCCCACGACGGTCCGTGTTCAGCGAACCCTTGCCAGTTGCGGTCGTTCGCGGACTTGATTTCCAGCAACGCGTTGTCCTCAGCGAACAGCCCATCAGCGTTGCCACGGACCGCACCCAATGTCATGGGCACTTCAATGTCGGACAGAATGCCGGCGGCCAGGCCGTAGAACTGCCACTGGTAGTGCGTCCATGTGCCGTTCTCTGTGGCTTCCAGTGAGAACAGGTCCCAGGGCTTCTGCGGGATCTTGTAGTAGTTCAGGACGTGGGCGCGTACACAGTGCCCGTTCTTCGACCCGAACATGGACGGCCGCAGCTTGCGGGGACCGTTGATACCGGACCGGTCATAGATCTGGTCCTTGATCATCACTTCAGCCACGCGTTCGGCTGCTTCACGTGCGTAGGGCGCGTTCCCTAGTTCAAACATCGCCTTCGCGTCTTGCATCCTCGTCAAGGAGGGCAATCTGATCGGGGCTGCCAGCGGCCTTTCGTCGTTTGGTGACACGTTTTTCCACTTCTCCTAAGGGGAGATCATCCAAAGCGCCGTCATCTGCGAGCGCTCCGATGGTGCCTCCTGCTGCTGTGGTGGTGTGGCCTTGAAGTATTGCGTTGCGCCCTGACACTGCACGGTGGTTCGCACGGGTGGCGAGGTCCACGACGCTCACGTAAGGGGAGTTGTCGATGATGGCTTGTGCTGCTTTTTCACCTACACCGGTGATGGACACCAGACCCCGACGGATCGCGGTGGCTTCGTAGTCGACGACATACCCGAGTGAGGGCACGTTGACGTGTGGGGGAAGGATCTTCACCTTCGCTGCGCGGGCAGCCTTGGTGAACTTGGTTTGGTCCTCGGTGGCGTCGAACGCGTTGAGCATCGCGCACCAGAACTCGAGCGGGTGGTAGATCTTGAACCAGGCCGTGATGTAGGCGTTGGCTGCATAGCCAGTGGCGTGAGCACGGTTGAACGAGTAGCCGGCGAACGCTTCAAGTGCGCGTTGAAGCCAGGCGTAGTCTTCGTCGTTCATGCCTGCTTCACGAGCTAAGGCCTCCACGCGGATCAGCAGCTCGGCCAGGGTCTTCTTGGCGTTGCCGATGTTCTCGTTGGAGGCCTTGATGGCTTTGCGGGCCTTCTCGATCTCTTCGATGGTCATGCCCAGGTTGCGGAAGATATCGAGCGCTTGCTCCTGGTACAAGAGCACACCGTACGTGTCCTTCGTGCCGTCCATGAGGATCGGATGCCTCTGGGGGACGTCTTGCTTCTTGTGTTTACGGGCGATGTAGTCCTCAGTCGCACCGGAGTCCATCGTCGCCGGCCGGAACAATGCCATGGCTGCGATGAGGTCGCCGAACTTCGTGGGCCGCAGACGTTTCGTCCCATACATGGACGCTTTGCCTTCCAGTTGGAAGACACCAGTGGTTTCACCCTTGGACAGCATTCGGTACACGGCGCTGTTGCTGAAGTTGATGGTGCCCAGGTCGACACCAGTGGACTCGATCATCTCCGCGAGCGCCGTGTAGGTCTTGAGTCCGAGGAAGTCCAACTTCAACAGGCCCAGACGTTCCACATCGTCCTTGTCCAATGCGGTGACCAACGTGCCCGATGAGGCAATCCACACAAGTGGCACCACCGCATCGTCTTCAGGACTCGCGGTGACCAGCAGCCCTGCCGCACCCTTACCGGTGGAAATGTAGGGAGCACGCTTCTTGGCCTTGGACCCCAATGACTCAATGGCAGCCAACGCTTTGAAGTCTTCCGGTGGGATGGACTCCACCTTCGGCAACCCGGTGCGGGCACGCCACGTGTAGTACATCTTGATCAGCGAACCCTTGTCGGTGTCGTCGAAGTCTTTCTCCATCGACACCTGCGCCCACGTCCCGATATGGGTGACGCGGAAGTTGTTCGCCAACCAGTCCACAACCTCTTGGCGCCGTGACCCATCCACATCAATGTCAATGTCGGGTGGCTTCATGCGGTCACGGGACAGGAACCGGTCGAACCGTAGGTCCCATTTGATCGGGTCGAACTGGGTGATGTCAGTCAACCAACACACCAACGATCCCGACGCTGATCCGCGGATAGCGAAGAAGATGCCACGGGAACGGATGTAGTTCGTGACCGCGCGGACGAACAGGATGTAGCCAGAGAAGCCAGCCTCCTGCAGGACGTCCAACTCTTCTTGCATGCGTGAGTAGTAGTCGGCTTCCTTGGACTTGGGGATGCCGCCCGAGGCGATCACACGCCCGAGGGCCGTCTTACACAACATCTCCAACTCGGTGTCAGGTTGACCCAGGCCAGAGATGTCAGGCACAGACAGTTTGAAGTTCTCCAACTGGGGGATACGCACACCGACCAGGTCTTGTAGATAGAGCAGACCTTCACGTCCGGCTTCCAGCACCTCTTCGGTGTGATTGTCGACGAGCCAGTTCCAGTCAGCGATGTGGTACGGCCCGCCATCGAACTTGGCGTCATCACTGTCGTTCGACCACGACACAAGCTGCTTATACGTGTCATGAATGGGCTGATGTTCCGGCAGCAGGTAATGGCTGTCTTGGGCCAGGATCATCGGCAGCCCCAGTTCGTTGGCCACCTTGAACAGGCGCTGGTTGTAGGCGGCGTCGTCATGCCATTCAGTGACGATGTCGTGGTTCTGCGCCTCGATGAAGAACCGGTCGTTGAACCAGCGCGCCAACGTGATCAGGACGTTGTACAGGCCTGTGTCGTCATCAGCGGCGATGAGTGTGCCGGCGACCCCACTAATGCAGGACGTCGTGCAGGCAATGCCCTCGAGGCGGCCGTGAGCGAACGCTGCAGCAAGGTCAGCCATGTCGATCAGTGGCTTGTAGCGGAAGTTCCGCATCGAGTCGTTGACCAGGCGCACGAGGTTCAAATAGCCCTGGTAGTTCAGGGCCAACAGGATCATGTGGAACGACTTCGGCCTTAGCGCACCGATCCGGTCGTAGGTGACATACGCTTCCACACCCGGCACCGGTTCGATGTCACGTTTGCGGCATTCGGTGTACAGCCGGACGACTCCACCCATGTTGCCGTGGTCGGTGAGAGCCAAATGTGTGTAGTTCAGTTCAGCCGCCCGGTCCGCTATCGAATCGACAGTGGGGAGGGCATCTTTGAGGCTGAAACGAGAGTGAATGTGGGTCCACGGTTGCACAACTGTGTCACTGGGTGTCATTCTGGTGGTCCTTGTGTGTATGCGTGTGGTGCGCAGCGTGTGTGGTTTGCAGAAAGGGCCCCCGTCCCGTGTCGAGGCGAGGGCCCTTTCTCATGCCCCTAGAACGGGACGACGCGCAGTTCCTCAATGAGCTTCTTGAGTTCAGCCGTCTTCATCTCAGGGGTGACGGGCACACCACGAGCAGCCAAGAACTTGCGCAGCCGTGACGGCGACCATGACTTCACTTCAGCCTCAGTGGGCAGTGGTGCCAGTTCCTTCTCATCCACCGGAGCGGGAGTGGGAGTGGCGATCGCGTCGAGCGTGTCACCGTAGCCGGCCGTCGGTGAAGCCAGCGGGTTATCGGCTGGGTTGCCCTCTTCCCACGGGTCAGACTGCTGTGGGTCCTCCACACCGGAGTCGATGAACGCCACAGCACGAGCGCGAGCGTTGTCCTTCCACTCCTCGACGTTGAGCAGCAGGTCATCAGACACCGCGATCGCTGGCTTGTCGGGGAACGGCTCGACGTTGATCTCACCCTTTTGCCCGTGGGCTTCGATCTTCCACAGGTACGAGGTGGGGTCCGAGGTCTTGGAGGCGTTGCGGAACGCAGCGAACAAGTCTTCGGTCTTGGTCTTACCCACCACGCGCAGGATGATCGGACGCTTACCTTCGACAGCCTTGACCAGGCGGCCGTCCTTACCGGCAGCGGCGTGAACCAGGACGCACATCGCAAGAGCGTCGGACACAGATGCCATGTCGCGGCCGTCCTTGCGTGGGTACTTTGTGGAACCGGCGACAGCGTCGTAGTACGGGTCGTACTTGGCTCGACGTTCCGGCTCACCGGTGGTCGGGTTGATGAAGATGCCAGGCTCGACGTCTTCCACGGGGAAGGTACGCAATGACGACGGCATGTCGCGCTTGCCGTGCGACTCCTTCAAACCGTCGAAGGCCATGACCTCGCGGTAGAACACCCAGTCGGTGTGGGGTTCGAGGAACTGCAACCACACGACACCGTCCTTGGGGGTGAGGGCTGCAGAGAACACACCGTTGGATTCGGTGCCTGATCCTTCTTCTTTGCCAGCCCAGCCGGCACCGATGAAGTCTTCGGGGTTGTAACTCACGAGGTCATGCTCCTTGACGTAGGTGGTTGAGGAAGGCTTCGGTGTTCGCATCGAGTGAGGCCATCGTGTAGCCCTGGATGCGTTCGGACGCGTCGTATGGGTCTTCGCCCGGTTGGACGTAGCCTTCCCACTCGACGGACACGTAGTTGCGTTCGCCGCGGAACATCACGGCTTCGGTGACTTTCATCGTCACCTTGTCCTGACCAACAGTGCTGATCAGTTCTCCAAACTCAGTCATCGTGGGCCTCTGGTGGTGTGGTGGAGTCGTCCTTGATTGCGACGTGTGGTTTGCGAGTCTTGGGAACACGAATCGCGTCGTACTGCTCTTGTGTGACTTCGCCGCTGCGCACAAGCATCTTGAGCCGTTCAGGCTGAACCTTGTACTTGGGCTGCCAGGCGGCAAACTTCTTGATGGTCTCCGTGGGCAAAAGCCGGTAGATCGCCACTGGGTCGTATTCATCCCAGTCGTCTGTGTACACCGGGTTCACGGTCACGTACTTCTGCAACATCGGATCCCACGCGCGATAGCGGTCTTCACCCACCATCGGCATCAACATTTCGTTGATTTCTTCGTTCTCAGCCTTCAGCTTCTCCATGATGCGTTTGTTCGTGAGGAAGCGTTCAACGAGTGGTTCGAGTTCGTCTGGCCCGTCATCCAAGGACAGGATGGGCCTGGGTTCTTCGGGTGGTGTGGTCATAGGTGGCTTTCGTGATAGGTGATGTCGAGGATGTCGATGCGCTGTCGTGCCGTGAGGTCGCCCGGATCCGCAACTGCAGGATCGAATCTAGACCAGTCCACTGACACCACAGGCGCGATCGTATTGAGATGATGCATGGCGGCGTCCATGCCGTTGCGCCCGGCCTTGTCGGCGTCGAAGCCGAGCAAGATCCGTCGCGGCGCCATCGTTCTGATGTGCTGGATCTGTGGGAAGTGCAAGTTCGATCCGAACACACCGGCCAGGGTGATGTTGTCGATCGAGTTCCTGATCTCATCGAGTGCCATGACCCCGGATGCTCCTTCGACCAGGAGTAGGTCGCTGCCCCGTACGGTGCCGAAGAACAAGGTTTGTGACGCGCGTACGTTCCACGGGTACCGGTATTTGGGTTGGCCGTCGGTGCGTGTGATGACACCCCACAGATCACCAGTCAGTGACCGCATCGGATAGGTGGGGTAGCCCGTCAACGGCATCGTGCCGCAACGGAAGTTGGCTGCCACCTGTTTGCCGTAACGTTGCGACCAGTACGGGGATGGCCAGTTCCCGGCACCGTCGAACATGTTGAGCCATTCCTCTGGGTAGATGTGAGGTGGCTGCTCAATGTCCAATCCGCGCAGCAGCGTTTCAGTGGACGGAACATAGTCCTCAACCTTGCCGGTGGCACCGCACGCATAGCAGTACCAGACACCTTTGAGCACGTTCACTGACGCTGAAGCATCGTGGTCGTCGTGGGCTTCGCACAGGAATGGGCGTTCCTCCCCTCGTCCTGTGTGGAGTGCTTCTTGCAACGACATGGGCCGCATGGGGCTCCTTTCGGGTATGACAAAACAGACCCACCCAACGTGGGGTAGGCCTGCCTGTGTGTCAGTGACGTGCTTTGAACGCCTCGGCTTGCTTCTCGGTGACTTCGCCGAACACCAACTTGTTGGGATCTGACCAGGTGTAGAACGGTTTGCAGATCTCACCGTTGCGGTTCTTCATCATCGAATGCTTGATCATGAGGCGTTGGTTCACCAGGGCTTGTTCGGCCAAGATGAGGTCGGCATCCATACCAAGGGAGTCTGACCCGAAGAGGTCTTCGATCCGTGGCTCTTTGGCATTGCCTTCACGGTTGACTCCAGCCGCGGTCCTATTGAACTGGACTGCTGAGAGCAAAGGGATGTCATTGCGTTGAGCGACATTGTGCAGCTCCTGACTGACAGCCATGATGCGGTCCGACGGTGAGGCTGACTTGTGCAGATGGTTGGCACGCAGTAACTGGATGTGGTCGATGACCATGAGCGTGTCGGGCTCGGCCCAGTCCTCAAGGTCATTGACGTTGACCGAGGGCAATTCCTTGGTGGTGATGACGTTGATGTGGCCTGACTCTTCCTGCCATTGGTCGAGCAGGTCGTACTTGGTGCGCATATCGATGTCGGCCCAGTTGCCCTTGTACGAGTTGCGCAACATGTACCGGTAGAGCCTGTCAGCCATGCGGGACGTCTTCATCTCCAGTGAGAAGAAGTTGACGTTCCACCCGTACTCGGCTGCCGTGACTGCATGTTCAACCAGACGCCACGTTTTGCCCACACCCATGCGTGCCGCGATGAGCCACACTTCACCCGGTTGATGGCCGTTGGTGACGCGTTGCAGTTCATCACCGGGTACTGGGCATCCTTCGGCTTCGTTCTCGTCAGCCCTGTACTCGACGACGTTGATGCCTGGTTTGGTCAACGACCGGATGGTACCCAACGAGTTCTGCAAACTTTTGACGATGTCGATGGGTTCGTCCACGTCGATCGAGCGCACCGCATCACCGAGACTGGATCGCAGTTCACGGTTCTGTGTGTCCCGGTTGACTTCGCCTGCAGCCCAGGTGATGGAGATGTCTGGTGCATAGGTGAACGTGGGGAACTTCGACTGCACCAAGGTGACTGCGGGTGCTTGGCCGGCGCGATGCTGATAGTCGGTGCAGAACCGATGGACCAGCGTGTGTGCGACGAAGTCCTTGTCCTTGATGCCGTACTTGCCTGGGGCGTACTCGCCTGTCTCAAGCAGGGCCGAGATGAAGTAGGCCTCGTTGTTGATGATGGGTGCGTTGGTGCCGGCTGGCCGCAGTTGGGTGACTGAGGCTTTAGCCGAACCGGTGTCGGTTGGCATAGGGGTCCTTGTGGTCCGTGGTGTGTGGATTGCACGCTACTCCCGGCTAAGGACTCCGAGTCAAGCCCGTGACGCATCCATGTGTCGTAGTTCCTCCCGATAATCGGTGAAGGCCTGGTAGGCGAAGGAGGGTGCGAGTGCTCGAGCAACCGACTCACCGTAGACAGGTCCGTGTTGCGCAATGAGTTCCGCTGTGTCGTCCTGAGACTCATAGAGAACACTCAACGCCCACACATCACCCTTGAGGTAGGCGTCGACAGCTTCCACATCGGTGAGCATGCAGCCATGCAGGAACTCTGCGAACAGGCCGTCAGATTCCAAGCCAGCATTTCGTTCCATGGTGCGTTGACGGGTCGTCTGGTTGTCGAACATGAACCCGATGAACGACGAGTCCCACCGGTCACTGAATGGATTGTGGTCCAGGTGGTAGAACGTCCGGTCGCCCTCTTCGATGGGTTTGCCCGCGCGGATTGATTGCCCTGAATGCTCGTACATCCAGATGGGCAGGATCAGCAGCGGCGAGTAGAGATCAGTGATGAGGTCGTACATCTCCAGCTCGTTGGCGTGCTTGGCGTAGGCGATCATCAACGGTTCGAGGCCGTCGACGTCACCCATGTACTCACCTCGAATCCAGATGGCAAGGTTGCCGTCCAGGTCACCGGTGTCATCGCGTGGCCACAGGCTTTGGTCCTCGGTGTCGAGTTCGTAGCCACGCACGACCAGGTGCTTGGTGTCATCGCGGAACATTTCATCGCTGTCGGCTGGTGCCATCAGTGGCCTGCTTTCTGCTGCTCATGGTCTTCAAGCCAAGATGAGCGGGCAATCCGTAACTGTCGCTGCTCTTCGACGAGCGCGTCCGCCTGGGCAGATTCACCGGGGAGGAAGCCACCGAGAGAGTGAAATCGGGCCTGGAACTCTCCCCACAGGACAGGGAAGGCCTTCTTGAGCAGTTCGAGGTTGTCAGGGTCGGCTTTGTAGCAGGCCGCCATTATCAGCGTGGCGAACGTGGGTATGTCCTCAAGGATGCCGGCGTTGAGGTCCAGGGCCTTGATGTAGTCGTGGTGGCTCATTGCGTCCTCGCTTGTGGTGAACGGGGCAAGTCAACGGTGTACACAGCCTCGACGAGGTAGCACACCTTGCCTTCGTAGTCATTGGTGCGTGAGACCTTGAGGGTGGTGTCCCTGCACTTGCCCGTAGCAATGGCATCAGCCATCTCGCGCAGGTATGTAGCCAGACTCACCGGGTACACCAGCAAGCCTTCGTCCGCGACGTGAGCCATCAGCCACCATCCCTCAGGTCTGGCTCGAACTGGCCGATCGCGAAACACCAGAGCCATGAGGACCCATCGACGTAAAGCCGCGGGTAGTCCCATGGGTCCTGGTTGGGCTCAGCGAGGTAGCGCACCTCATCCAAGGGAGCACCAGGCATGAGGACCTCGATCTGTGCTCCACCGGTGATCTCGACGATGAAGGTCCAGCGTCCCTCGTCCGGCTCAATGGGATTGATCCACCAGGCGATGCGGTCGTTGTAGTCCGGATAGGCGTCAAGGACGTCGGTGATGAAGGCTGCCATGTTCTTCATGGCGTGGCTCTCGGTGATCTCCTCAGCGATAACGGGGCCGGTGCCGGGGTTGATGTGGATCCGAGCCAGGGGGTTGAAGTAACGGCCGGTCATGATGCTCCCTCGATGTCTTTGATGCGGTCAGCGATCTCCTCGAGCGAGGTGACGATGTCGTGGAGTGCAGCGATCTTGGCCATCTCGATTTCAGCCATGAATGTGTCGTGGGCTACTTGCTGGTGGAGCCGGTTGGCTTCGATGGTCGCTCGGACGTCACCACCTCGTGGTGGGAGGTTGAGGACCTCGGCGCCGATGCTGATGAAGTCAATTTGGTGTGAGGCCATGTCCTTGCGGGCGCGTAGACGTTCAACTGCGTTCATGTGTGGTCCTTCCTATGTGCGGGCATGCAAAAGGTAGGGAGATCTGCGGGTGCGCGTGCTACCTACAGTTCTCCCTACCCTGGATCTGAGTATACCAGAGGGGTGTGACACATGTATAGCCATGAGTGACACATGTATCCCCATCAGTGACAGCCTGAGACACAGCCCAACACGTCGGTTGTTTTCTTTTTCGATTTCTGCGCTATACTGCTTTTGACCTTGACGTACGTCAAGTTAGCCCTTCGGGCTCAACCCGGCTGGCGCCGACCCGAAAGAAGGCGCAAAGCCGGAGGTTAGAACTACAACAACAAGCTTTACGTAAAGATAAATAGTTGGAGACAACTCGACTGAATAAATGACGGCCGCTACGCACTGAGCAGGTGCTAGGCGGCCATTGTCATGTCTAGATGTAAGAACTTCCCTGGCGGGAGTAACCTTCCCTGGTAGAAGCACTTCACCTGGTCTAACCCCAAGAAGCCGCTCACCAGGAGAGACATGACAGACGACCAAGAACCAGACGGCACACCGAACCCCGACCACGAGCATTGGGCAGGCGACACCGCCCCCTGGAACCTCGGAGACCAGCCCAATGGCAACCCCGACCCAGGCACCGGCCACATTCACACACCTGACCACGGACTGGACTGGGACAGCGTCGAAGTGGACCCCACCGCCCCCAAGGCCGAATGGGTGGAGATCGACGGAGATGAAGAACTCCTCGACCCAGTCGAAGCCGAGTACGACGATGAAGGTGAACTCATCACCCCGGAAGGCGAAGCCCTACCCGAGTTGGTTGAACCCATCGATGAAGGCGTCGAGACTGACACCGACCAGCTCGTCGAGTACGGCGAAGGCACCAAGGAGTTCCTGGAGCAGGCTGCGAAGGCTGAACAGGACGAAGAAGCCGTCTTGACCGAACTGGCCAAGGAGGACAAGTCATGACGCTCTACGTCAACACCGCCCTGTTCACCCGCCAACCGCTGTGGAACCCGGCCCAGGCCGTCAACTACGCCAAGGGCCAGGTCACCAAGCCGTCCCGCAACTGGACCAACGACTGCGACATGTTCGCCGGCGCCATGGTGTGGGGCTTCGGCGGCTCGGGTAACACCGGCGCGAAGCAGGACTACGACCTCACCCCGAACAACCGCAAGCACCACATGGACGTGAAGAACGCCCCACTAGGGGCGCAGGTGTACTGGGCAACTGGTCGCTGGTGGCACACGGCCCTCGTCGTTGGTGCGGGCGGCCTTGTCGCGTCCACAGACGTCCTGCGACCGGGACGAGTGGACTTGGTGAACTTCGACCTCATCAGCCACAAGTGGAACGCCAAGTGCATGGGGTGGACCATCCCGGACCTGCGTATGGCCTGGGGCCGCAACCCGTCCTCACCGCCGAGCAAGACCCACATCCCAGGCGCGTAACTGCCAGCGAATGACCGGTGCACTGGCTACTGTGGCGAGTGAACCATTCGACGAGGAAGGAACCCGACATGGGTCTTCAAGTGATCCGTCTTGGTACGAATGAAGACGGCACCCCGCAGTACCACTACGAAGCACCTGGTGAGCATGTCGTCATCACGGGTCCTGCCACGGGCAACGTCACACTGCCTGACGGCACGGTCGTCGACGTCACTGCGCCGGTCATCCTGGCTGACAGCCAAGAACACGCGATCCAGATCGCCAACGCCATCGCAGGTGAGCAGCCTGTCGTGGACGCCCCTGTTCCCACCGAACCTCCCGTCCAGTAAGGGGTAGATCATGGCTCTGGCCTCTGCTGCGGCTGAGAACGCTGCACTCAACGGACTTGCAGGCGTCGGCTCTACCAACACGATGCCGTTCGTTGCCTTGCACACCGCTTCCCCGTCGACCACGGGCGCCAACGAGAACGCGAACGCTGGTTCGTACGCTCGCCAGGCCTGCTCATGGAACGCGGCCTCCGGTGGCACGATGACGAACTCCACGGCCCTGACGTTCTCCACGTTGGGCACGATTGCCGTCACTCACATCGGCACCTGGTCGATCGTCACCTATGCAGGTGGCACGTACTCGATCGGTGCGGCTCTGGGTTCGTCGGTCACGGCCGCGTCCATCACGATCGCCTCTGGCGCCATCACCCTGTCTGCCACGTAAGGGCTGGTCATGGCCATCACCAATGGTGACCTGTACATCGCTGCTGCGAAGCAGATGCTGCCGTTCATGAAGAGCGGCTCCATCACGACTGTCGCAAACACGCTGTTCAGCATCTTCAGCCAGGCTGGTAACCCCGGTGCTGGCACATTGGCGATGGCCGCCAACCCTGGCACGGTCCCTGATGACACAGTGGCCGGCTATCCGTCGCTGAACGCGTTCGGTGGTGGCAACACCGGCTACCTCACGCGCGTGGCCTATGCCAGTTCAGTGCCGTGCCGCATGTACTTGTTCGACCGCTTGTGGGGTATGACGTTCGTCCTCACCACGTTGACGACGATCACGGTGACGTCTCCTCCGTCGTACTCGGCCCGCGTGCCTGGCGGTACAGACTTCAGTGGGTTGAAGATCTTCCTCGAGGTCACGACTGCTGTGTCGGCTACGGCCACGACGGTTACTGTCACGTACACGAACCAGGCGGGCGTCACTGGTCACACGACGGGTGCCACAGCGTCACTGTCTGGCTTCATCGCAGGCCGCATGCTCGAACTGCCTCTTGCTGCTGGTGACACGGGTGTGCAGAAGATCGAGTCGATTGTTGTGGGTGGCACAGTGGCCACGACGGGTGTCATGAACGTCTTCATCGCCAGGCCGCTGTGGACAGGCCGCGTCATGATCGCCAACGCTGGTGACGTGCACGGCATCGACCGCATGGGTATGCCGCAGGTGTTCGCTACCTCAGCGCTCTTCCTTGCAGTGGCCACGGACGGTACCGCGTCTGGTCTTCCTGAGCTGTTGTACGAAGTCGCTAACGGCTAACGGGGAGGTCTGTCGTGGTACAGCCTCTTGGTGGTCGTAATCTTCGTCCGGACGGCCTGTTCTTCCCGTTCGGTGAGCCTGACCCCAGCATCAACTCTGAGGGCCTGCTCAACTCCTACGTCTTTCCTGGCAACAGGCCGTCCCCAGCACTTGAAGCGCGCGGCGAGTTCTACCAGATCGGCACAGGCACGTCGATCACGCTGAACCACGGAACTGGGTGGACCAACAAGCCCCAGTCGGGCGACATCATGGTCGTCACTGTCGTGTGGGATGGCGACTCCAATGGTGCGGGTGCTACTCCGTCTGGGTGGACGGTGTTGGCCTCGGGCTTCATCCGTAATGGCGGGTCGAACAACGACGGTGCTACGCCTGGGTTCGGGGTGTACTACAAGTTCGCTACTGGTTCAGAAACCACAGAGACGTGGAGTGCAGCCTCGTCGACGAACAACTCCATTGCCGTGGTGGGTGTGGCCTACATCGGTGCAAGCACACCTGTTGTGGTGGGCGGGGACTACGGAGCATCAGGCCACATAGGCGCGACGTCGATGACGTTGACGAACGCCGTCACTGTAGGCACAGCCGGATCGACGTTGGCGTTGTTCTGGTTGGCTGACCACTCCACCACCGTCTCGACGATGCGTGGTTCACCTGGCATGTCCTCGAGGTATGCCCAGGGCGCGAACGTGCTGTTGGGTGAGCGCGCAACTCTACAGATGCAGTTGCAGCAAAATGCCCAGAGCGGTGCTCAGTCGGGCATCTCCAACCTCGACAGTTTCGCCAGCCTCAACTGGGGCATGGTGGCAGTCGAGATCCCTGCCAAGGTCTTTGCTGTTCCCTCTGGCTCATTGAGTCTGGGTGGATCTGCGGGTAGCGCGGCCGCGGCTCCTGCCATCACTGGCGTCTTGATCATCGCGTCGTTCTCAGGCATCAACACCACGGCCAATGCCGGTGCATCTGGTTCAGTGACGTTGTCGGGGACGGGCACTGGCAGTTCGGGTGGCGTGTCGGCCACAGCCACTGGTTCGCTCACATTGGGTGGGTCTGCCACGTCTGTGGGTGCGGCGACAGCTGCAGGGTCGCTCACTCTTGCAGGTGCTGCGGCGAACATCGTTCAAGGCCTGACTGGTTCCCTCACTCTTGCGGGTACGGCAACAGCCGGAGCGCCCGTCAGCGCGAACGGCGCATTGACCCTTGCAGGGACGACTACTGCTCGAGCGGCTGCTACTGCGACAGCGTCGATCGTTCTCGCTGGTACGTCTGCGTGGGTGGTGTCTGCAGTCTCGGGTGCGTTGACACTGGGTGGAAGTGCGTCTGCGGCTGCTAATGCTCCTCCCGCGGTTGGGGCTCTCACCTTGTCGGGTACTGCGACGTGGCTTGCTCCTGCGATCACGGGTTCGATTACGCTTGCCGCGTCGGCGACCTGGATAGCGCCGGTGATTGCCGGGTCAGTGAGTCTGGCTGGAACCGCCGCGCTGAGGGGTGCCGCGAGTGCCGTCGGCTCACTGACCTTGGCGAGCACAGCGACCACTCAAGTCGTGGGCATCGCAGGATCTGTGGTGCTGGTTGGGTCTGCCACAGCTCAGTCACCTGGCGTAGCGACTGGTTCGCTTACTTTGTCGGGCGCCGTAAGTGCCAAGGCTGTGGGTGTTGCATCAGGTTCGCTCACTCTTGCCGGTGCAGCAGTAGGACCAGGTACTGCAGCGACTGGTTCGATCGCGTTGTCGGGAACCGTGCTGTCGACCTTGCCCGGTGGTTTGGCCACGATTTCGGTGCCCTATACCGGCGTCGTCAGCCTGCCAAGTTCTAGTTTGTTGGTGTCTGACTTCCCTGGCCTTGCTGCCGCATTGCAGCCAAACGACATACTTCTCGTCGCGTTGTGCGCGAGCGGTGACAACGTTCAAGCCACTGCTCCTGCAAGCATCGACTGGACAACAGGCTCTAACGGGTTTGCCACGCTTGGCACGTGTCGTCAAGTCAACGGTGGTTCGCCGTTGTTCCAGGGCTACAACATCATGATGTGGAAGCGCAGTCCGAACTCTTCGGATTCCGTTTGCAGCAGTATGGGCGGCATTTCGTGGACTGACACTGCCTACACTGCTGGCGTCGCCATGATTATCCGTGGCGCTGATACAAGTTCTACTCCGTTCGAGGCGTTAGGTGACGGGGCGCTCGTCAATACTGAACCTTCTTGGTCAGCTCAGACGGTGACGGCGACATCAGGGTCGTTGAGTACAGGCGACGTTCTCGTCAACGCGATTTATGGCTATGAAGCCACTGGCACTCCTGCATCTCCACCTGGCGGTGTGACGCTGGCTGGTGTCACCAATGTGCAGAACGGCGTATTTGCCGCTCTTGGTTACCAGTTGAGTCCAGGAACAGGTGTTCAGTCACGTAACTGGACATTGACGGGTGCAGCCACTCCCATTGCTCGTTGGAATCCTGTCGCTGTTGGTTTCAAGGCCGGTGTGGGAACGAGCGGTCCTGGCATCATCGCCAATGCTGGTGCGTCGGGAAGTTTGTCGTTGGGTGGTGGGGCAACACCTGCAGCTCGAGCAACTGCCACTGGGTCGCTGTCTTTGGGTGGCGGCGCAACGCCGTCCTCTACTGCTGCGGGCTCGTTGACTCTTGGAGGTACAGCAGCAGCGAATGCTCCTGTTACGTCGACCGGCGCGTTGACGCTTGCCGGTTCTGCTGCTTGGCTGGCACCAGCGGTGACTGGGGCACTGTCATTGAGCGCGGCAGCGGTGTGGTCCGCACCTGCTCTGACAGGCTCGATCTCGCTATCGGGCGCGGCCAGTCCCGTTGCCCCGGTCGCTGCGTCTGGTTCGTTGTCTCTGGCAGGCCTGGTCAACTTCGGCATATTCGCCATTGGCTCCCTCACGTTGTCAGGGTCTTTAGCCGCTAGAGGTGCTGCTACTTCCAATGGTTCGATCACGTTGGTTGGAAGTTCGACTGCTACCTCCAACACCACCGCGTCGGGATCGCTCACCCTGAGTGGAAGTGCCACATGGACCGTTGTATCCATTGGAAGCCTGCTCCTGGCGGGAACAGTAACGGCGAACGCTGCGACGACTGCCACTGGTTCGATCGTGCTTACTGGGACTGCCGCGTGGGTTGCTCCATCCGTCTCGGGATCCCTTGTGTTGGCGGTGACGGCCAATGCAGTTGCCCCGTCCTTAGCGTCGGGGAGCCTATCCCTAGCAATGTCAGCAGGCTCGATCGCACCGGTTAGTGCTTCGGGCTCGCTCAACCTGGCCGTTGCGCTTAACGCGATCGCGCGGGCTACCGCTTCTGGCTCCCTCACGCTGGCTGGCATCACGAACCTGGCCACGGTGGTCACTGGGTCTCTGACTCTGTCTGCGGTTGCCTCATGGGTTGCGCCTGCGGTCAGTGGAGCGATCACGTTGTCTGGGAGCACAAATGCCCTCGTCAGTGGAGGGGCGAGTGGGTCTCTGACGCTTGGCGGTAGCGCCGGGTGGGTGGTCCGTGGCATTACGGGTGCGGTGACGTTGTCGGGCGTGGCGGCGCCAAGTGCGTTGACAAGTGTCAACGGGTCGCTGACTCTCGGCGCTGCTGCCTTCTGGACCGTGGTGCCTACAGGCTCCCTCGCTCTTGCCGGGGCCGTTACTGCGAAAGCGACGACGACGGCATCGGGGTCCGTGTCCTTGTCAGGGACTGCGCTCGTGTCCGGCCTGGCGTTCGCCACGGGAAGCCTCACTCTGGCTGGTCAGGCCTTCTGGGTCACACCTGGCATCACAGGCAGCATCACTCTTGCTATGTCGGCCTATGCGATAGCCGGCGCCCCAATCGGCACGTCATGGGAAGGCGTCTTGACCGGCATCATCAGCCGGTGGGCGGTGTATCCCGGACGACGGTGGGAGGCTTATGAGCGTCCGGACAATGGTTGGGCGACGTCGGGTCTGATCCGAGGAGGAACGGTATGAACCGGTTGGATCTGCCCAAGGGCACCCTCGAGTACGTGACGATGGTGGTGACCCGCACAGCCAACGATGTGGACCCCAGTACGTTGACGGCGAAGATCGCCATTGTCACGTGGGGCACGACCCCTGTCTCGGGTGACTTCAACACTGCGACCTGGTTGACCGACGTTCATGGCTGGGGTGTGCTCACGAACACAACCGCGATGTCGGGGAAGTATGCGGTGTGGCTCAAGGTCACTGCAACACCCGAAGTGCCGTTGCTTGGCCCTGCGTTGCTCACCGTGGGCTAACGTAAAGACGTTCATCAGGAGGAAGTCATGGCGTTCCGATCTGGCCAGTTCAAGGCCCTCAGCACAGGTGCCACTGTTCCGCTGCTCAGTTGTTCGGCTACGGGCGGCCAGTTGATGGGTCTGCTGTGGTCGAACCCGACCGCCACGGACTGCTACATCAAGCTGTATGACCTGGCAGCAGCCCCAGCACCGGCTTCGGACGTCCCGTTCATGACCATTAAGGCCACAGCGGGCACTACTGGCGCGTTGAGTGTCAGCAAAGACAACGCCATCCGCTTTACCAACGGCATTCAGGTCCGTGCGACCCTCACAGCACCCAACACCGTCACCGACAACCCTGTCGCTGGCATCGCCATCGTCGCTTCCGTCCAGTAGGAGGTAGCCGTGCCCGCTCCATGGCTCGAACTCATCAAAGAAAAGGGCCTCAAGGCCGCAAAACCGGCATTTACGCCCCTTGATGACACCCATTCGTTCCGGTACGCCTACTTGTACCTCGAGGATTGGCAGGGTCCGATCGGTGGCCTGCAGGTTCTTCACAAGCATGTGGACGGAACGTACTGCGGCGGCGATTTGACCTTCGATCACCACGGCAAACCCGGCCAGGTGGTGTGGACTCCGGTGCAGATGACACCGATTTGGCTCAAGGAGCCTGTCCGTTTCCCGTGTGGGGACCGTGGACGCATCGTGTCGGGCACGTGGGTCGGTGAAATGATCCCGGAGCCTGAGGATGACGGTGTCCAGGTGAGCATTGATGACTACTTCGATTCAGGAGTCTGAACCGGAAGCACGCCGCTTGGTGTTGTCGCGGCCGCCCACCACGAAGGATGAACTGTGGTGGATTGTCAAAGCCTTGTGGGGTGTGAAGATCCCGCGGAAGCAGATCTGCCCCGACCATGTGGCGCCGTTTGACGCTTTCGCGGAAGGGTACTTCGGCAATGATGCGAACTGGGTCCTCTGGTACGGCTCCCGAGGTACTGGGAAGTCACTCATGTTGGCTTTGCTTGCCCTCACCAAGGCAGCAATCCTCGACATCAATGTCACCCTTCTCGGTGGATCTATGGCGCAGTCTCAGAACGTCCATGAGCACGTCAGTAACCTGCTCGTCTACCCCTGGGCACCCAAGTGGACGATGGATGGCGACCCCACACAGACCCAACTGAAGTTCCTGGCGGGTAACTGGATTCGCCCGCTTCCTGCGTCGCAGAAGACCGTCCGTGGCCCTCACCCTCATATGACGATGCTTGATGAGATCGACGAGATGGAGAAGGCCATCTATGACGCCGCTCAGGGCCAGGCGATGGAGAAGGAGAACATGCGTGGGGTGACGATCCCCGAAATGACGGTGGCGTCCTCAACGTGGCAGAACCCGATGGGCACCTTCCAGGAGGTCCGTGACGAGGCCCTGGAGAAGGGCATGCCGATCCGGACGTGGTGCTTCAAAGAGGTGCTCAAGACTGAGCAGAACCCGTATGGGTGGATGAAGCCGGAGTTCCTTGAACGTAAGCGTCGCTCGGTGCCACGCGAGATGTTCCGCGTCGAGTATGAGTTGGGTGAGCCGGCCGGTGGCTCGCGTGCCTTCGACATGACGTTGGTGGAGAAGTACTTCGTCGAGTTGCCGATCGTGTGGGAGAAGCACAACCTCAACGACGACATCTTCGTGTTTGAACAGCCGGTGGCTGGTGCGCAGTACGCAGCTGGTGCTGACTGGGGCAAAGAGCGCGACAAGACGGTGTTTGTGGTGCAGCGCATCGATGAACGTCCGTACAAGACGGTGTACTTCCGTCGGGTGAACCGTCAGCCGTGGCCTCGCATGATCACAGCGTTCAATGACCTGTGCAGCAAGTACCACGCTTCTGGCGCCCATGACTCGACCGGCCTGGGCAACGTCATCAATGACTACGCCGATGAGCGCACGTTGAAGGTGCTGTTCGTGGGTCGTGCTCGTACTGAACTGCTCACTGAATACATCGTGGCGATGGAGTCGGGGGAGTATCGGTTGCCTCGGAACACGTCAGCGTTTGTGGCTCACAAGGCGACCACGGTGGAGGAGATCTACGCTCCCGCTCGGTGGAATGCGCACCTGGCCGATGAAGTGGCGGCGTTCGCGGTCGCGCATCAAGCGGCGGTCCGCATGCCGCCTCCCATCACTGGCGAGTTCATCAAGTCTGATCCGCGCCCGGCCGCGGCGTTTGCCGGGTTGAACACGACCCCGTCCCAGGCGATGTCTGGTGGGTCTCGGGTGGAGGAGATCGTTGCCCATGTGGGTCGCGATGACGGCCCTGAGAATGGTGCTTTGGCTCGGTGGTGACTCCCGGTGAAAGGTTCTTGTGAGCCCTACTCTGGGGGTAGCCACTCCTAGGAGGCTTCCATGATCCACAACGTCGACATCCTCACCTGGGCGCGTGTCCTGGGTCTGCTTGTCCCCTTTGTCGTCGCGTTCATTACGAAGGCGCAATCTTCATCGAAGGTCAAAGGGTGGGTCCATGCGGCCGGTGTTGTGATCGCCGGCGCGATCCCGATCTTCATTTCGACAGGTCACCAGCAGACGGTGGGCCTGTGGTTGAACTCAATACTGAACGCTTTCGTCGTGTCCGGTGTCGCGTACTTCGCGCTGTACAAGCCCACTGGGCTCAGCGAGGCGGTGTCCAACGTCGTTCCTATGTTCGGCTTTGGTAAACCCGATCCCACCAAGGTCGCCAACGTAGACGTGCCCCCAAAGGCTGCCTAGTTATGAAGCTCATCCTGCGTGTGGCGTGGCTCGGGATCACAGAGAAGCCATTCGCTCTCACGGCAGGCCTCACGCTGTTTGCCGCGGGGGTCATCGGCATTGTGCGCCGGTGGCCTCCGTGGCTGTGGGAAGACATTCATTCGCCGTGGGAGAAGGTCGCCGCGTTTTACCTCTTCTTCGGCTCGTTGTTGTTCTTACTCGGGTTAGTCATGCACCAGATCGGCAAGTGGGCTGGCCGCTGTTATCTGTGGGGCTTGTGGCTCCTGTGGAGCGCCAGTCTGCTCATGCTTATCGCCGTCTTCCTCCATCACTCAGCTGTGAATTGGGAGGAACATGACATCCCTTCGATCGCCATTTGGGGTGGATTCTTGCTGAGTTTCACATTGGCCCTGTTCGGTTTCGCTCACGAAGAGAGACAGAAGCGAGTGGTCAAGAAACTCATGCTGGACTGGGCGGAAGATACCGACAATGACGGGACTTGAGATCATGCTTGCGACAGCAGCAGCGCTAGCAGCGCCCGTGGGTGGTGTGACGACAACCATCATCTTGAAACGCAAGGCACCGGCTGAGAAGGACATTCAGTCACTTGAGGGTACGAAGTTGTCCTTCGACATCATGGTGGACACCCTCAAGCAGGCGAAGTCGCGCATTACGGCCCTTGAAGAGCAGTGCGCGAGACAGCAGATTGAACTGGACAACACGCGGTCGCAGTTGCGTGCGGCCCGGAATGACCTGGAAGACCTGCAACGCAAGATCGAGGGAAGCCTCGGTTGAGCCGAGTACCGTGGAACCAACGTAGGGAGGCCCACTGTGGGTGACTTCGGTAGCGACGCTCTTGTGGGTAAGTCGATGAAGACTGCCTACAAGACGGGCAGGGCATCCCGCGAACTGGTGGACACCCTTGAACGGTGGTCGCCGTCTAGGACTGGTTTCGGGTTGGACAAGCCAGGTCCGATGCCGCGTCGTGAGAAGGTCGCGTACCGGGTGGGCTACAAGCAGCCTGAGATGGAGAACGCGAAGCATAAGGCTGAACCGCTTGCTCTTCCTGCGGCCGCTGTAGGTGCTGGTGGTCTTCTCGTCGCCGCAGAGTATGACCGGGCGAAGAAGCGTCAACGTCGTGTGTCTAAGGGCGACTTGGGCGAGATGCGTGAGTGGTTGCCGAAGATCTACAGCCACGGCAAGACCATCCGTCGTGTGGATGCGGCGATGGACACGTCCAGGGGTGCTGAGAAGTTCATGGACGCTAAGAAGCAGCCCACGCTTCGCCGCAAGGCCAAGACTCACGCCGCCAACGCCGCTTACCGTCTTGGCTATCGTGAACCTGAGGTCAAGATCGGGGCTGCCGCAACTGCCTCTGGTGGCGCTATGGTCGGCGGTCTGACCGCTGTTAACCATGTGTGGCCCAAGGATGCCCACAAAGAGTCACTGGTGGGTAAAGCGTGGAATCAAACGGACTACGGGATGCCTCCGTCGGCTCACCCGATCGGCGACCGGATCACTCCGAGCAATGCTGTCTTGGGTGGTGCTGCTGGGGCGGCGGCTGTGTCGGCGCGGTCTTTCAGCAATGCCCGCAACATGGACAACACGCTGATGGACCGGCACGAACTGAACCAACGGGGCCTGGACTCGGCGAAGTTGAAGCGTCAGGCTGCACAGAAGGACGTCGACTATGTGCATCGCGGCCGGTCAGTGACCAAGCCGTTGAAGCCGACGAAGTATCGGACGTTGCGAGCCGACCAGGGCATGTCTCGAGCGATGATCGACGAGGGTCGGGCAGCGGGTCGGGTGCGTCAGTCGTACACGGCACTGGGCCGGGCGGACAAGTTGGCCTCGCATGCGCGTGGTGCGGGCGCGTTAGGTGCAGTGGGCGCTGTCGGCCTCGGCTACCTGGGTATGAAGATGAAGTCTCGCCAAAATAGTCAGGTGCAGTACTGATGACTGAAATGACCGGTGGTCGGGCTCTGGTCCTCAACAACCCTCCGCAAGGTTTGGGTGCTGGTGAGGAGCAGGCCCTCGATGAGGCGTTGAAAACGTCGCCTGACATCGAACTGGGTCTGTCCGGTCTGAAGCGGTACGGCGGCATCGTCGACGAAGAGTTCCTGCCGCAGTTGCGCGGGTCGCTCAAGGCGATTCAGATCTACCGGGAGATGTCGGACAACGACCCCATCATCGGGTCGGCTCTGTTCGCCATCAACAATCTGATCCGCAACGTGGACTGGCGTGTTGAGCCGTCCGGTAAGGACAAGGAGTCCGCGGACGCGGCGAAGTTCGTCGAAGAGTGCATGGAGGACATGGCCTCTCCGTGGGGTGACTTCATCATGGAGGTGCTGTCGTGCCTGCCGTATGGATTCGCGTGGCACGAGATCGTCTACAAGAAGCGTGACGGCCTGTACGCCAAGGATGGCGCGCACCGGAGCAAGTTCACTGACGGCAAGATCGGCTGGCGCAAGATGCCGTTGCGCTCCCAGGACACCTGGCTGCGGTGGATCTTCGAGGACAACGGTGACGTGAAGGCGTTCGTCCAGTTGGCCCCTCCGACGTTCAAGACGACGTACATCCCGATCGAGAAGTCGTTGCTGTTCCGCTACAAGACGTTCAAGGGCAACCCTGAAGGTGTCTCGATGCTGCGCCAGGCCTACCGGCCGTGGTTTATGAAGAAGCGCATCGAAGAGTTCGAAGCCATCGGTGTGGAACGTGACTTGGCTGGTTTGCCTGTCATCAAGGTGCCGGCGAAGTACTTGAAGGCGAAGTCGGGCACGGACGAGTACAAGGCTGTGCAGGGTTTCACGAAGATGGCGAAGTCGTTGCGCCGTGGCGAGTCCGAGGGTGTTGTGTTCCCGTTGGAGTTCGACCAGGACTCGAAGCAGCCCATGTTCTCGATCGAACTGTTGGGGTCTCCTGGTGGCCGCCAGTTCAACACGAACGAGATCATCCAACGCTATGAGGAGCGCATCCTTCAGACGATGCTCGCTGACTGGCTTCTGGTGGGCCATGACGGCGGCACCGGCTCGTATTCGATGCACGTGGACAAGACCGGCATCTTCCGGACGGCGTTGAACTCGATCACGCAGATGATCGCTGATGTGCTCAACCGTCACGCCATTCCGCGGCTGTTCGAGTTGAACGGATGGCGCCCGGAGTCGTTGCCGAAGATCGTCCCGTCTGACGTTGACGCCCCTGACATCACCCAGTTGTCGCAGTTCATGTCCCAGATGGCCGGTATCGGCTTGAACTGGTTCCCGGACGCCGATCTGGAGAACATGCTGCGCAAGGCGGCCCGTCTGCCGGTCCTGGACGAGGACGAGATGGAACGCCGGCGCATGTTGCAGCAGAAAGCGGAGTCGACGCAGTTCGCTCAGGCCAACCTCGAGTATGTGGACTCTCGTTTGCAGCTCGCGCAGGCCCTTGGTGCAGGTATGCCCTCGGATCAGGCCGCCCAAGCGGTGCAGTCGGGCCGTCAGCAGGACATGCAGCAGGAGCAGGGCCAGATCTCGGCTCAGCAGCAGGAGCAGTCGGCTCAGGCCGGTCATCAACGTCAACTGGAGTCCGCCGAGCATTCCTCGAAGTTGGCGATCTCGTCGGGGAAGGACAAGAAGCCGGCGGGTGGTGGGAAGAGTGGCGGGTCTTCCAAGACGTGACGTTCTTCGTTTCGCGCACGGCATGGTGTTGCAGCAGATCCAGCGCGAACAGGGCAATGTTGACGAACTGTTCCACCTGTACCTACAGGAAAGCGCGAAGTCGGGGTGGCCCGTGCAGGTGGCGGTCTTCAACATCGTCCGGGCGTTGAGTGCGGTGGGCGCGAAACTCGCCGAATCCGTGGACGATGAGGTTGTGAGCAGTCTGACTGTGAGCCTGATTGGGGATGACCGTGACTGAGCAGATGCCGGAACGGGCTTCACGCCGTAACGCTGCCACTCGTGCAGCTGCGGGTGGGGCCTTGTTTGGTTTGGGGTCAGCCACGCACTCTCTGGTTCGTTCTGATGTGGACCGTGTGTCGGGTTCGAAGGGTTGGGCGGGCGCCGGCAAGGATTCTGGCCATGTTCTGTCAGTCGGTCGGCGTAAGTTGGTCGATCACGGCCTTGCAGCCAAGCGAGCCAAGGAAGTGTTCCTGAACCCGGCTCACATCGGTGGGGGCATGTTGGGTCGGGCGGCCCAGATCACGGGCGCTGGCCTTGCTCTGATGGGCGCGAAGGGCATTGTGGCGCCGTCTGAGAAGAACGCCAGCAAGTTGTCGATGCATAACGAGATCGTCCGGCCGATGATCAACCACGCCACTCCCATTGACCCGGAGAAGATGGAAGCCCGGCTGCGTCGCCGTCAACCGGTGGCTAAGCGTCTTCCGGAGTCTGAGTGGAACGATCTGCAGCGCCGTCGTCGGCGGCAGCGGAAGATCGCGTTGACTTCTGGCACGTTGGGTGTGAGTGCTCTGGCGTTGCGTGGTCCGGACGCGGTGAAGTTCGCCGTCCGCCACAACCCAGAGAAGCTGAAGATGATCACTCCCGCGGTGAAGCACTCTCAGCACGCCTCAAACCTTCTGGGTACTGGTTCGATCGGTATCGGCTCGATGGGTGCGTTCAACTCGGCGAAGATGGCCCACCTCGAGCACGAGCACGACAACGAGTTGCAGCGTCTGTCCAACATGGCTTCGTCGGCTGTCCGTAAGGACGCCTGGTTGGACAAGTACCGTGACCGGATCTCTCCGTCGGCTGAGCACGGATACAAGCATCTGAAGGGTGGTCGCAATGAAGCCCGAGGTACTGCCGTGGGAAGTGGCCTCTTGTCGGCAGGGTCGGGTGCGGCCGCGATCGGAGCGCTTCGTCGTGGAAACAAGGTCGACGGCGCCATGCTCTCCGCTGCGGCTCTGTCTTCCGGCATTGCCACGTATCAGCAGGGCAAGAAGGCTCATACCTGGAACAAGAAGTTGGGCAAGATCAAGGCCAAGGGTGAAGAACGTGCCGCTCAAGGTATCTACGGCAAGGACCGTGAGGTAGCGAAGGCGTTCGGACTGATTCGACCCCCGAAGCCACCGAAGTTGGGGCCGTCGTCGATCCGTCGTGCCACCCTTAGACGGGGTGCTTCGGGGGCTATGGTCAACGTGAAGGCTGCGCCTGTGTCTGGAGGACTCCGGTGACGACAAACGCACGACTCCTTGAGGTCATCCGTAAGCACGGACGCCAGGACCCGGATGCGGGCTGCCAACTCATCGACCAGGCGCTCATCTCGTACATGGATGACCTGGAGAAGTCGATGGGTCAGGATTTGGCTGACCTGCGCCTGGCTGCGGCCGGTGAGGCCATTTCCATCGGTAAGCGTGCGCTGGGCCGCGAATATGTGGAGTCGATCGCGAAGGGTGTGTACCCGGACGACGTTGACATGCTGCAACGCGCCCAGTGGATCGCTGACATTGAGCAGGCGCTGCTTGTGGCGAAGGCCGGTAACCCGTTCGGGCCTGGTTCTGGCACATCTACGGGTTCTGATGATGTGGAGAACTGGCAGGACGGCTCTCACCGTCGCGTCGTTCGTAACCGGTTCGGCCGGTTCGCCCGGTCCATCAGCGACAAGGGCGCCAACCCGTGGTTCGGCCCGCATGCTCGCCGTTCCCCTCGGATCTTGACTGACGCCACCATCGGTGAGGGCAAAGAGGCCAAGTACAAGGATTCGCTGTCACCTGAGGACAAGGCGCAAGCCTCGGTTCACCAGGGCCAGTGGAACCACGTCAACGATCTGATGCAGGAGTTCCTCGACTCGTTCGGGACGAACAAGGGTGTCAACGCGATCGTCACTTTGCGCGGCGAGGACGGCCGGGACAAGTATTGGGAACTCCCGATGGAGGGTGTGGAGCGCGGCAAGCAACTGCCGAAGCACTACGACTGGCCGTTGGGCGACAAGGCTGTCCAGATCGAGTTCGTTCCATCTGCGGACGCCAACGAGAACGAGATGAAGCGCCTGAACGCGTTCGAGAACATGAACCTCATGGGTATGCCTGGCTATGCCCGTATGGCCTCGGTGGACCCGAAGCAGTGGTCGAAGTTGGCGGACACGTTCACGGACAAGAACAAGGCCAACCAGTGGGACGAGAACGGCCGTTTGGGCCAGTTCATGGGCCGTACTGCGGCGATCACAGACGTGTTGCAGGCGTCGGGGTTCAACAACAAGTACACGGGCCTCGCAGGACTTGTAGGGTCGCTCGGCCCAGATGCCGCGAAGGTGCTGGACCCGTACGTGCGCCAGGCCGCCTACCGTTACCGCGGCACTGAGACCACGCCGTCTTCGCAGTTGCGTAGCGAATTGGCCACTCCTGCGGCTCACACCATGGACGAGAACGAGGTGTTGGCTGAGCAGGCCCGCGCCACTGAGTCTGTAAGGACTGCGCGTCCGGGCGGTTTGCACCCTGTTGATGGTGCGATCGCGTTGGCGTCGAAGAACCGTGAGGAGATGACTCCGGACCAGTTCAACATGCGTGTCCGAGCCAACCTTGCGGGTGGTTTCCTGGCTGGGAAGTTGCCGAAGGACCTGGCGACCGCTGAACTGTCACGCCGTTCGGGCCACATCCTGCCCAGTCAGGGCGTGTTGCTCGACGACAAGGGCAAGATCGTCTCCCAGTCGGTCGGATACGCCGATGACCACTACTTGCCGTTCGACCTCAAGAACCTCTCCCGTCTGCGCGGGGGCCAATACGTCCGGACGCGTGTTCAGGGAGGGCTGACGGGAGAGGACATCTACACGGCGGTGCAGACAGGAGCCCGTAAGGCTTCAGTGGTCTCGTCGTCGGGCTATTTCTCGCTCGAGTTCGCCCCTGATTTCCGTGGCGGCCGCGCGAACAGCGACAAAGCACGCCAAATGTATGACCGGTACTTGAAGATCCTTCAGGCCGTCGACGAGTCGGGCATGTACGTCCGCGACATCGACCCGTTGAAGAGGGAGCAACTGCGGTCCCGCGCGATCGACATCGCGAACGGCGACAAGGACATGTTCAAGCGCGAGTTTGAGCGTCTCGTCGACGAGGAGCGCATGAGTTCGGGCCGGGTGGAGGAAGGCGACCTCGACACGTTGCACGAAGAGGTTGTGCGGGATCTGTCTGCGGGTGGGAAGCAGGCACGTCCGGCTGACATCGCTGACGAGTTTGAGCGTCGGGTGGAGGAGAAGCGCAACCTGCAGGCGTCGGAGTTGAAGTTGAACGCTGAAGGGTATGCGTTGGCGTTGCACACGTTGCAGCAGCAGTACCCGTACTTCATTCGGGCGATCGAGTTCCACGACCTCAAGGGCGCCGGCGGTTTCCTCAACGCTTTGGGTGTGCCTGGGAACGTGCCGGCGAACCGTCACGCCAAGGACATGGGTCGGGTGCGTCGCGGGGATCTGCGTCCGGACCAGGTCGGGTTCAAGCCGAAGGAAAGCAGCGAGCAGGTCCGTGAATACAGCGCCCCAGCCGGTGCTGCGCCGAAGCCTGCCGCTATGGAGGGTGAAGACACCGCGGAGGAGGCCTCTAAGCCGACCGACGTGGTGAAGCCGAACGCTCCGAAGATGCCTACGGGCCGGTTCAGCCAGATCATCGACCAGTCTCGTCCTTCCCTGGACAACCAGAAGGGCCAGACGTTGGGTGCGTTCTTTGACGCCTGCGCGTTGGCCGGCACGAGCAAGTACGAGGAGCGTTTGGGGCTGGGATCGTCCAGTTTCGACTCTCAGACCACGAACTTGGCTCGCGTCACCTGGTTGATGGCTCATAACAAGGATGACTCGATGGCGGTCCTGAATGGGCCGAACGGTGGGGAAGCGGTCGCTGCGTTGGGTGACGCGGAAGCGGTGAAGTCCGCATGGCAGGCCGCATTGGGCTTGTCAGCGAACCCGTCACTTCAGGGCTCGGATGAAGACCTCGAGACGACAATTCTGGGGTCCAACAAGCGCAGCGTCGTGTCCGACCGGATCGCTGAAATCGCTGCCCGTGCGTCCGATCTACTGTTCGTCACCTCTGGTCCTGGTCCGTTCACGCCTCCGCGTGGTGACGTGTTCGCTGCTGATGCGCGTGCCCAGTTGCCGTCGCAGGTTCAGTCGTTGACGAGTTACGAGCAACTGTTGGCATGGGCTGATAGTGACAAGAAGGGCGCGAACGAGGTTCAGTCACGCGCGAAGCAGTTGATGTCTACTGCGCACGGTCCGTCGTTGACGGGTGCTTCTCGTGCGGCTCAGGAGCAGTTGAACTTGCTCAAGGCAATCAAGACTGCTCGTCGTGAATGGTCGCGTCGTTCCGATAAAGAGCGCACAACGAACGCATTCCAGCAGGCCGTGGCCAATGCTTACGGCGCTGGGTTCAAGACGAACATGCTCAGCGGCTTTTTGACCGCGTACAAGCCGAACGAACTCACTGATGATGTCCTGCGGACGGAAGCTGAAGACATTCAGTCCGGTTGGACGTTCCTCACCGCGCAGCGCACCTTGAACCTCATGGACGCCAGGTCGGCTGACTGGGTGGATCGCGTGCTGTCTGGAGGTGGTGGTGCGGGCCCAAAAGCGTGGCCGGCCCCGGATCACAGCCTGGCGGCGTATCAGGTGGGCAAGTCGTCCTCGCCCCGACGGGTCGTCATCTTGCCGAAGGATCATCCGGTCAGCAAAGCGGTCCAGGCCAGACACATGTAGATGCCAACAAGGTCGTCGAACTGCGCAACCGGCTCGACAACCTCACTGGCATGGCAGGTGTGAAGAACCAGGTCCAGTCGATCATCGACACGACCGTCGACGACTATCAGCGCATCGAGGCTGGTAAGCCGCCGAAGGACTCCACACACCACATGGTCATCACTGGCCCGCCTGGTGTGGGTAAGACGATGGTCACGTCCGAGATTCTGGCTCCGCTGTTCTACAACCTTGGTGTCACTGACCGTCCGTCTGCGGCTGACCCGTTCCGTGCCTCTGACTTGGTGTCCGAGTACGTGGAGGGCACCCGTAAGAAGGTCCGTGACTGGTGGGAGAAGAACCGTGGGGGAGTGCTTTTCCTCGACGAGGCGTATGTGTTGGCGCCGTCGAAGTCGAAGTACGGCCCTGAGGCGATCGACGAAATGATGCAGCTCATGGACAAGGACCGCCGTGATGGGGTCCACACTGTCCTGGTGATGGCTGGTTACCCGCATGAGATGAAGGAGTTCCTGGACACGGTCAACCCAGGGTTCAAGTCGCGTATCCCGCACCGCATCAACATGCCTGCGTATTCTGCGGAGGACCAGCACAAGATCTTGCAGGGCATGATGGAGCGCCAGCAGGACGTGGTGACCCCGGAAACGAGCCGTGTGATCGGTGACGCGGTGGGTCGTCTGTCCACACATCCGAACAACGCGAATGGCCGCACAATGTCGAACTTCCACCAGCAGATGTCACGGGCGCGTGCGACTCGTCGGGCTGTGAACCCGGCGTCGAGCGCCATTGACGAGTTCTTGCCGGCCGATGTGAAGCGTGCGGAAGCGGAAGAAAGCCGGTCTATGTCGTGAGGTGGTGGGATGACCCGTCAACAGCGCGCACCGTCCTTGGTGTCGTGGACGATTCTGACGTCGGCCAAGGGGTGGGTACGGCCGTTCTCGGCTATCACGCTCTCGCTATGGGTGCTCTCAAACCTTTGGCTGCGGCTACTCTCGTCGACTCGGGCCAGGTTCGTAACGCTCTCGCCCATGTGGATCTAGAGCCGGTCAAAGAGGCCATGGCGATGGCACTGTCGCATGCTGTGGATGATCCGGAGTTGATCGCTGAACGGTTCGTCAACGGCATGCACGAGTCGTCGTCTGCTCTCACGACGCGCCTGGTCGACGTGTGGACGAACTCGAAGATGGCATGGCCGCAGGCAATCGAACGCGCCGCTGAGGTTCACGGTGTCCCTCCGGAGTTCCTGGGCACTTACCCGGTGGACGCGAAGTTGCCGATGTTCCCGGAGTCTGTGCGCCGTGACAAGGCTGACCGTGTCCTCATGTCGTTCGCCGGCAGCTTGTCGAGCATTCCGGACGTGCCGGCTGTCTTGGCGAAGTCCTACCAGTTCGAAGAGGACCATCCGCGGGGTGAAGGTGGGAAGTTCCGCACTAAGGAGGAGCAGGAGAGGGACGCCCGTAAGGCCAAGCGGATCAAACGCATGAACCGGATGAACGCGGTCACAGCGCAGGCTCAGCAGAAGCGCACCACGCAACGGGTGAAGGTGGAACGCGCCGAACAGGAGCAAGCCAACCAGGCCGAGCAGATGCGCCAGTTGATGGCGTTGCAGCCGACCCGTGCAGCGTTGCAAGAGGAACTGGGCATGGTGCCGCTCAAGCGCCAGTCCGGTCTGCAGGGGCGCCAATCTCAGCCGAAGGTGCAAGGTAAGGGCCAGGACGGCCCGTCACCGTACCCGGAGATCAGCGACGCCCTACTCAAGCGGTACCCCGGTGACTATCCCTCTGCGGCGATCGCTTCGGACAAGGTGTTCTTCCTCATTCCGAATGCTGTGTCGTCGATCATCGACAATGAGTTCAACGGCACACCGCTGTCGTGGTGGAACTTGGCTGAAGCGGCCGGTGCTGCCCCTCATGCGGTGCGGAAGTTCAACCCGATGTCGGAAAACGAGTTCAACACGTTCGTCCGGAACAAGCTGCTGAACAGCACCGAGTACCAGGCTGCAGTGAACAAACTCATCTCTGTGGGTAGTTCGGGTGAGACGGGCCGTATTGGGAGCGCGGAGTACCAGGCGGCGTTGGACAACGTCTCGAGGGCCGCCCAGGTCGTCATCGACAACGCTCCGGAGTTCCGTGAGTACACGGTGGGGTGGACGCCTGGTGACGAGTTCCTCATCCATGACGCGAACATGTCATCACCGGTGCCTGAGAAGTGGCTGCCGGCGGAGGGCGCCAAGTACACACCTCTTCCCACGGTGACTTCTGGCAGTGGTGTGAAGGCTGAGGTGTTCGTCGATCTCCCTGGGTTGAAGGGAACGCCGCACAAGCAACGCCTCCAGGTGCATTTCCCGGCTACTCAGGAGTTCGGCGCTGGCCAAATGTACGGCGGTGGCATCACCAGTGGGCCTCACGTAGCGGTGGAGTTCGGCAAGTCTGGTGAGTGGGAGGAACAGGAGCATCCTCGTGGGGATCGTGGCCTATTCACGGACAAGCCAGTGAGCCGCAGAGACGTCCGGGCGCGTCGGTTTATGGCGATCCAGCAGCAAACCAAGCAACGTCGGTCTCGTGATGTGCGTCAGGAAACTGTTCGCGCGCAGCAAGAGGCCCCAGCCGTCGCAGCGGAGCGCTCGAAGCTTGTGGATCTGTTCGGTGCACGGGAACAGCCCCTTGAGCGTCGTCAGTCCGGCCTTCAGGGCCGTCAACGTCGTGAGTCGCTGAGTGGGTTGCAGGCTCCGTTGCCTCGTCCGAAGGCCACTCCGCATGTGTTGGACGGCATGTTGGGCTTCTATACGCCTGATTTCCTCCCCGACATCGCGTTCATTGACCCGAAAGGCGCCAAACCAGGTGACATCTGGGACAACGAGGCAGGCTTTGATGCCAACGAACCGGATGCGATCAACCCACACATGGAGCCGGTCGCGAACTTCAGCGACATCGGGGTGGATACCGGCAGTGGGGCATCAAAGTCGATCATCATCAAGGTCGACAAGGGGTCGTGGTTCTCCAACACAGTCCTGTCGAACGCTCACCGGGACCAGGCGCAGACACCTGAGCAGGCCAACACGTCAGGGAACGCCGCCTACAAGAAGATCTTGGACTACATCCAGAACCGTCACGAGATGTTGTCGGCTGTGTTCGATGACCAGGAAGTCGCGCAGGGTGAAGCCGACCGGATGAACTTGTTCGACACGAAGGCCGGCCGTGACTCTTACGAATGGGTCGACGAGGACGGCACTGACGTCGGGTCTGAGCACTACCAGGTGATCCCGGCGCCGGTCGGTGGCAAGGAACGGTTCCGCATCGTCCCCGCTTACGCCGATGACCGTGAGGGCTCTGTTGTCCGCAACTCGCTGAACTTGCTCACTGGCACTCCGCAGGCGTGGAAAGAGTTCGCCCGGACGGGTCAGGCCCGCATCGAACGCGTCAACACGTCCCACAACACCTATGACTGGGATGCGAACGATCTGATGTACGGCGGGGACAAGATCCTTTCGACTGAAGTGAACACCGATGTGGCGTTGTTCCGCATCAGCCCTGTTACCGGTGAACGGCGTTGAAATGCGCCATGATGAAGCGATTAGGAGGTTGTCGTGGCTGACTCAATGACGGTCGTCAAGTCCCTAAACGAGATTGACCCCGGTTTCCAGCGCCTGTGCAAGACGATGTTCGGCGACGGGGTCGACACGGAGCGTCTGTGGACGTACCTCTACGGGGTCGACGGCATCACCAAGATGGCTCCTCCGGACGCGCATGTGCTTTCTTCCGGCGCGAAGCAGGGCGGTAAGCGCATCTTGGCCGCGGTGAAGTCCCGTCCCGGCATTGCGCTGGAGTCGTCGTCTGCTGCTGTGCTCGCTGACCGGTCCATTGCTCGGCGTAAGCGCAAGCCACAGCCCAAGATGTACTCGCCGTTCGACTACGACACGCCGACGTTCGTCGCTAAGGGTGTCATCACTGGCACTGACCCGGTCCGCCAGCAGGTTTTTGGCTGGGCGTCGATCTCTGAGCACAACGGTGTCCTGATTGAGGACCGCCAGGGCGACATCATCATGGAGCCGGAACTGGAGAAGGCGGCCTACAAGTACGTGGTCGACTCGCGTGTGGGTGGCGACGAGCATCGCCGTGTCCCGGTGCAGAAGTTCGATGACGGCATGATTCCCCTTCACGCCTCTGACTTGATCGAGTCGATGGTGTTCACGAAGGAGAAGATCGCCAAGCTGCATCTTCCGGAGTCCACTCCGATCGGCTGGTGGGTGGGGTTCCAGGTCAACGACAACCAGGTGTGGGACGACGTCGTCACCGGTAAGCGCACCGGTTTCAGCATCCATGGCAAGGGTCGCCGTATCCCGGTCGAGGCCTGACGTGGAGTTCGGGTGGGCCTTGGAGGTCCTCAAAGAGGGTGGTCGTGTTGCCCGTGTGGGGTGGAACGGCCCGAATCAGTGGATCGCCATGCAGCACCCGGACGAGCATTCGAAGATGACGTTGCGCTACATCTACATCCACACGGTTCAGGGTGACCTTGTTCCGTGGCTGGCTAGTCAGACTGATTTGATCGCTGAGGACTGGGTGGAGGTGCCTGATGAGTGAACGCCCCCAGGTGTCTGCACTGATCGGTAAGGCCTCCCGTTTCGTTCCGGCTGACGCCCAACCGTTGGGTCCGCTCGACTTCGGGCATCCCATCCCTCAGATCGGCCACCGTCCCATTGATCCTGTGTTGATGTCGTCTGCGGCTCGGATGATGGTCGACGCGGAGGCTGCAGCGTTTGGAAGACGCGTAAGCCGTAAGCGCCGTCGTGAACTGCAGGGCGCCTACACCGACTTCGCTGGTGGACGCCAGTGGCTATACGCCCCGTTGAACTCCGCGATCTCAGGGAACAACCGATGAGCAGCCCAGTCCGGCAGTACAAGCAGCCCTCGAAGGCTGAGACCGCTGTCGGCATTGGTCTGAACACTGTCGCGTTGGCTGGTGGTGTGTCGGGGTTGTCCCAGGCCACGGACCATTTCCGTCGTCGCGTGTTCAACATCCCGATCGATGCCCGCTCCACTGAGGAGAAGGCCGCTGCACGCCTGGCGAAGGTGCCGTCGAAGCCGTTGAAGGCCGCTGTAAGACCGATTTTGGAGCATCCTCGTGGTGCTGCGATTGGTCTTGCTGGTGGTGCGATGGGGTTGCATGCCACTGAATTGGTGGGAGATGTGTTGGCGCGGCGGTCGTTCCGTCGTCAGCAGCAGGCCAACAAGGACAGTGTGGGTAAGGCGTTGACGCCGTTTGCCTCGGTGGCGCCGAAGGACAAGCACATCTTCCCGACGAAGCCGAAGAAGGTGGGTGTGCAGGGCGCTGGTCTTGCCTCCAAGCCCACGTCGGTGGCGTCGAATCCTCAGAGTCAGAACGGTCAAGTGTTGAAGGGGTTTGTGATGAGCGACTTGGGTAACGAGACCCCGTTCGGCTCCCGTTCGTTGGCTGCCGAGGACGTCTCCAAGGGCATGTTGGGTGTCGCACTTGCGGGTGCGAAGTCGTTGCGTGGCGGTGCGAACATCATCGGCCGGCAGCTGCGGTCTGAGGGTGGCGCCAAGACGGTGGGCAACCAGTTGGCCCAGGGTTTCCGCGGCCGTACGGCAGGAATGTCGCGTAACGCGGAGATGGGCGAGAAGTTGGGTCAGCGGGTGCAGGGTGTGAATCCTCGTTCGCCGTTCCCGACGCATGCTGGTCCGACGTCTCCGATGCGTTCTCCGATCATGCCGGCGTTCCGGATCGGCTACCGCGCTCCTGAGATCGCTGGGGCTGCAGGTCTTGGTTTGGGTGCTGGTGCGTTGGGTGAGGCACACGGCCGTCATGTGTCTAAAGCTGCCATGGGACCTCGTACCGCTGCTCGAGCGCAGGAACTGGCTGGCAAACTCGCTGGCCGTCGCGCTTTCACGCCGAAGGAAAAGACTGTTCTCGCGGGCAAACAGCATCGCGCTCAGGGACTGGTTGAGCGTTCCCATGAAACGGCTGAGCAGTCCGCTGACTGGCGCAAGTTCGGCGGGGAACAGGACCGTGAGGACCGCGGGTTCAACAAGGCTCGCAACTTCGTTGAGCGGTTCGACTGGGATCAGAAGACTGGGGCGCGTCGCAAGGCCATTCCGGGCTACAAGACTTCGCCTCCTCGTCAGCGCGCACTGACTGGCGACAACAAGACTTACCTGGGCATGCCGAATAACCCTGGTACGGGTACCCGCCAGGGTTTGGGCGCTGGTCGTGGTGGCGAAACGGTCGACTACGAGTACACGGGCAATCGTCGCGTGCGGAAGTCCACTGACCGTGACCGTCGCGCTGGCAAGGGCTTCCAACAGTTGGGTGCCGCTGAATTGGCCGCTGCCCCGGTTGCTGGTGGCGCTGGTGCTGTCGGTTTGCACTCCATGAAGCGCAACATCGGTCAGCAGAAGCACTGGGAAGAGGCTTCCACTCACATGAACGGTGAGGCGAAGATCAACGCCCTGGTGAACTCGTCCAAGCATGAACTCAAGGCCTACAAGATGGCCCAGTTGGGTGGTCGTGGGACAGCGATCGGTGCTGGTTTGGCTGCGTTCGGCGCCACTGACCTGGCGATCGGCCACCACTTGAAGAACCGCGGCCGCAAGCCTGTCGCCAAGGGTATGAAGCCCATCCGCAACGTGGGAGCGCCATTCCTTCGCCGTTATGCCGGACGCAACAACCCGGTGAAGGTCACGGAGATCATGGCGCGTTCCAAGGGCAACCTGGCTCTTCGCGCGCATGACGCCACTCACGGCCTCAATCCGTCTGGTGACGCGCTTCAGCGGTCCAACCCGTTCCTTCCTGGCGCTACGCATCAGCGAGGGAAGTTGGTCATGGACATGAACGGAGCCGCCGGTCGTAACGCTGACCGTGCTGTGTCCAAGGCTGAACGCCGTTTCGACGCCGAGTCTGACCGTCAACGCCGCGTCGGTATCTCCGCTGGCGCTGGTGTCGCAGGTGGCGCAGGTCTGGGTTACGCAGCCCACCACCACTTGAAGGGTTCCGGCGCCATCAACTACGACAAGGGCCGGCTGTTGCTCAACGGTCGTAAAGCTGCCGGTACGCATCGTGGCCGCATCGGTTTGGGCCTCGCAGCCGGTTCAGCGATCGCCAGTTCTGCCGGTATCGGTGCCTACTCGTATGGCACGTCTGAGCGGAACCGCCGATGGAACTGAGGCTTGCTTCTACGGGCGTGGCCAAGGGTCTTCCTGTGGCGCTGCGTAGCGTCAGCGAGAGCACTCTGTACGGTGAACAACGTCGCCTGGCGCATCGCAGTGGTCGGGTGGCTGCTCGCGGTGTGGCGTTGGCGCGTGAGAACTACCGCAAGTCCCCTGACATGGCGGCGCTGCTGCATCAGGCAAGTAAGAAGGCGGGACAAGCTGGTGTCCAGGCGCGGCGAGATGCGCGGTCTCTGGTCGGCAAGGCTGATGTCCCTGACGAGCCGGAACGTCGGCCGTTCTCAATACCTAACCCGAAGAAGAAGCCGAACGGTTCTGTGGCATCGATTGAGCAGGCTGTGAAGCGCTCGGGTAAAGGACGCCGTGTGGCGTTAATCGCGATTCCCGTTGGGGTTGGTGCTGCCGGTGCTGGCGCCTTTGGTTTACATGCTGCGACACGCAGTCGAACCAAAGTTGCTAGTGGGGCGCGTAACTCCTCAAGTTCGGTCAGGATGTGACTGTTATGAGTACACGGCAGCGTTACGCACTGGTCGACATGGATCTCGATGAGGTGTCCACGGTCGGCATCCCAGCTAACCAGTTGGGGATGATTGTCTTGGCCAAAAGTGCCGGCAGCGGCCAAGACCTGATTTCCGAGGAGGGTTCCATGCCGGGTCAAGAGTTGTATGACGCTGAAGGCAGGGTCGTTGACCCGGAGGCGCTGGAAGTTGGCGACTACGTGTATGACGGTCCAGATGATGAAGCCGAAGAGTTCCAGGTTGTTCCTGTGGACGAAGACGGTTACATCCTCGAAGACGAACTCGAGCTTGTCGGCAAGGCTGGCGAACTTGAGATGGGTGGACGCGCTGCACGGTATGGCGCGAAGGCCTCGAAGGCTCGCCGTGCGTTGCAGGCTCAGGGTGATCGTGCCCGTGCCGGCGCTGGCCGCGCCAAGAACTACATGGTCGAGCACCGCCCCACTGCAAGTCCTGGTGAGGCTGGCGAGAAGTGGCACACAGGTGGCCGTGAAGGTTACCGCCTGACTTCCGAGGGCAAGCGAGTCGCTGGCTATGCCGGTGCGGGCGCTGGTGCTCTCGGTGCTGCTGGTGGTGGCGGTTACGCTGCTGGCCGTCGTGGCCATGTGGGCAAGTCGTTCGCCCAGTCGATCCTCGACGATGTGTCCAAGGCCGTCACCACTGACGACCAGATCAGCATCGTTGCCAAGGCGCTGCAGCAGTCCGAGAACGAGCGCGAGTTGCTCATTCGGAAGTCTGCGCAGCTCGAGGCTCGCCTGAACGAAGCCGAAGACGCTGCGACGTTGAACTGGGCGATCTCCAAGGCTGCCGAGTACAACTTGCCGATCGACGCCGACGAGTTCGGTCCGATCCTCAAGCGCCTGGTCGAGAACATGCCTGAGCGCGACATGTACGTGCTCGACGAACTGTTCAAGTCCATCGGTGCCACATTCTTCGAGGAACTGGGTTACAACGGCGGTTCACCGGAGTCGTCTTACGACTACGTGGCCGCCGCCGCTCAGGAACTCGTCGCCAAGACAGGTGCTTCGGACGCGCAGGCCATCACGGCCATGTACAACGCGAACCCGGACGCCTACGACGCCTACCTCGCGGAAGGACGGTAACGGCTCATGGCTTCCGACGAGCGCGTTGTCGCGTACACCCTCCAGGCTGACTCCAGCATCGGCATTTACACGGGTCCTCCCGGTATGCCGGGTTCGGCCAGCCCCAACAACGGCAAGGCGTACTGCTTTGTGAAGATCACTGGCACCCGCCAGGTGGGTTTGCAGAGCGTCGCTGGTGCTGCATCGATCGGCGTGCTGTACAGCAAGCCCCAGGCAACCGGTGATCCTGCTGCGGTAGCGGTCTCCGGCATCGTCAAGGTCCTGACAGACGCGACAGCAACGATCGTGGCCGGTTCGCCGATCACCTCGAATGCTGCCGGTCTTGCCAAGGTCGGTGTTCCGGGAACGGACGCCATCCAGGGCTATGCCTTGCAGGGGTCGACGACGACGAGCCAACTCATCTCCGTCCTCCTCCGTCAGCCGTAAGGGGTAGCTGAACATGCCTACGTCACCGTTCCAGAGCGACCTGCACGTCAACGCCCCGTTGACCAACGTGTCGATCGCCTACATCCAGTCTTCGGACGTCTACATCGCGGACAAGATCTTCCCCAAGGTCCCTGTCCAGAAGCAGACCGACGTCTACTGGAAGTACAGCAAGTCCGATTGGCGTCGTTCGGACGCTCAGCTTCGTGCTCCTGGCACTGAGTCCGCAGGGACCGAGTGGAAGAACACGACTGACGTCTACAGTGCCAAGGTTTACGCCTTGCACCACGACATCGACGACCAGACGCGCGCCAACGCGGACAGCAACTTCCACCTCGACTCCGACGCGACTGAGTTCATCACGAACCAGATGCTTCTCAAGCGCGACATCGACTGGACGACCAAGTACTTCCAGCCTGGTGTGTGGGCGAACAACAAGGTGGGAACGACGGACTTCACCCAGTGGGACGCGGCCGGGTCTGACCCGATCGACAACGTCACCGACTGGATCCTGCAGTTCCGTCTGCTCACCGGCTACACGCCGAACAAGATGATCATGGGCGCGCAGGTGCTGAAGAAGTTGAAGCAGCACCCGGACATCCTCGACCGCATCAAGTACACCCAGAAGGGCATCGTCACAGTTGACCTGTTGGCGACACTCTTCGAGGTGCCCGAGATCTACGTTCCGTACGCCACCAAGGCGAACACGATCGAGTTCCCGGATGCTGTCACCCAGGACGCCGCGGCGACCTACTCGTTCGTGTCGGACTCCAAGAGCGTGCTGCTCTGCTACGCGCCGAAGTCTCCTTCGCTGCTCACCCCGTCGGCTGGCTACACGTTCACGTGGAACGGCTACCTCGGTGGCAACAAGGAAGGCATCCGCGTGAAGCGCTTCCGTCACGAACTGATCGAAGCCGACCGCGTCGAAGCTGCCATGACCTACGACATGAAGGTCGTTGCGGCAGACATGGGTTGGTTCGCCAGCGCAGTTGTCGCGTAAGGACTGACCATGAGCTACAAGACCACGACGGCAGTCATCAAGGCCATCAAGCCGCTTCGGTTGTCCAACGGCGCCAACATCGCCATCGGTGCAACCTTGACGACGGCTCAGGTGCAACTGCTGGGTCGCAAACTTGGCGCTCTGATCAACGGCGGTTACGTGTCGGTCACCCCTGACCCGTACGGCCGTGACATGTACACGACAGCGGTTCACAAGTGCAACCCTGGCCCGACGCATCTTTCGCCTGCTTTGGTGAAGATCGCTCGGGGTGGGGTCGCGTGACGACGAAGGCCGCGGGTCCCAGTACAACTGGGGCCCCGGCCCGTCACTCGTTGTCTCCCCGCGAGGAGCGGGTGGAGTTGTTGGCTAAGGCGCAGGCCCGGTCGTCTCGATTGCCTAAGGGCGTCCACTACGTGGCGTTGGCGAACTTGCAGATGCCTGATGGTTCGGTGCGTCGGAAGGGTTCGCTGGTTCCTGAGGCGAACTCGTGGGGTCGTGTTGAGGGCTATGTGCGGGCCGGTCAACTGGCGGTTGTGCACGGCACGAAGTAACGGAGGCTCACTGTGACGTCGACGTTCTCGTACTCCGGTGATCCGTCCTTCAGCGACAACGACCAGGTCCGGTATTGGCTGCAAGATGTCTACGCGGACCGGCCGCTGTTCTCCGATGAGGAGATCGCCTTCGAGTTCAGCCTCTACAAGGACAAGTACGCCCTCCCGCAGCTGTACACCGCTGGCCAGTTGGCTCGGACGATCTGTGCCCGGTGGGCGCGCGAGGTCGCTGTGTCTGCTGATGGCGTGTCAGTGGCGTTGTCTGCTCTGCTGACCCAATACCAAACCCTTGCCACGGTGTTGTGTGACCGGTGGGCGCAGATGGACTCCGAGGGTGTGGTCGATTGGACTCGCCTCACTGACCTCAACATCCCGGACTACACGATCGACCCGCTTCAGGTGGGCATTGGGTGGACGGACAGTCGTCTGGCTGGGCAGCAGCATTGGGGTTACATCGGCGAGGGTGGCCCGTTCCATGGCTTCGAACCGGAGTTCCTTACTCCTGGTGGGGAATGGGGGTAACCCGTGTCGGTTCCTATGCCTGAACGGGTGACTGGGGTCGCGTTGGCCACTCAGGTGGCACGCTCCTACGCCACGAACAACATGGTGTCTGCGATCCGTGTGGAGCGTATGGCGCAACAGCCCCTTGATCCGGTGGATAAGTCGCAGCCGATCGTGGCTATTGCGACCTTGTATGAGGGTCCTGCGCGGATCGCGGCAATCAACGGCCCGGACGTCATCATGCTCGGTGGTGGCCCTCAGGTGTTTTCCGCCGGCTACATGTCGATCCCGTTGGGTGAGGACGGTATCCGGGTGGGTGACATTGCTACAGTCACGTCGCACCAGGATCCGATGCTTGTGGGCCGGTGCTTCCGCGTCACTGATGTGCAAACGGGTACGTGGATCGCTGCGGTGCGCCGCATGCAGGTGCTGGGCATTGACCGGTCCGAGTTTACGACCTCTGTGCCTGACCCGATGCCGTCTGATCCGGCTCCCATCCCTGCGTCTTGGCTTGACCTATGACCGGGCCACGTGAGCATGCTCGTCAGATGCAACAGTTCGCTGACGCGTTGCCGCAGGTGCAGGCCGCTGCTGTGGCTGCAGGCCAACTGCAAGCCGAGCAGCGAGGTATGGGCGTGTCGGTGTCCGGTGACAGGCTCACCATCACCTCGGCGATGCCGAAACTCACCTTCACCGGTAAGGGCACCCCGAAGGTCGCGGCCGCGCATAACGTCCCGGAGCGGGCGATCGCTGAAGCCATGGGCAAGGCCGGGTCTAAGAAGATCTCGGAGATGACCCAATGATCGACGCCGGTGCGTTCACCTCGTACCTGATCACGTTCCTGGGAGCGAACACCACGGACGTCCTCATCGGCGACGGAGTGACTCCCAAAGGCGGAGGTCCGCTCAAGGGTCAGCCGGGGGTGGAGGGTTTCGCGCCGTACATCGTCCTCATGCCCACTCGCATCGTGCAGGACGGCCAGGACATTCTTGGGGCTTCGCTGGCGTGGCGGCTCACGTACTCCTATGAGGTATTCGGTGGGTCCCGTAAACAGTGCGACGCCATCCTCACCGACTGCCGGGAGGCGTTGGATGAACTGTTGGTGTTGAAGTTCCAGGTTCCTGGCACGGGCACGCAGCACTGGGGTGGCAATTCGTTGAACTGGCGTGAGTGGGGTTCCCCAGCCCGAGATGACTCAACCCAGCCTTATTCCTTCCGGGCGGTGGACAGTTTCACCCTGTTCGCAGCGATTACCGGCGAATCGGTCTAGAGCGCACTACCCTTCCAAATAGGTTCCCAACTTAGGAGTCACCGATGGCACGCATCATCCCGAACGCGAACACGTGGATCGGCCTTCTTTCGGCGGATCCGTCTTCAGCCACGTACGCGGCAGACCTTGCAGTGGTCACTGTCGCCCTGGCGAACAAGGCGAACCCGACGGTTGCGGACCTCACTGCGTCGCACAACATCACCCACTCGATTCAGGGCATTGACCCGAACGTGACGGGCAACATTCTCCCCACACCGGCTCTGGACAAGTTGTTCGAAGAGTCGATGATGGGCACGTCGAGCGGTTCGATCACGGGCGAGATGTACCGTGACGACGTCGACGACTACGCCTGGACTCACTTGAAGAAGGGCACAGTCGGCCTGATCTACATCAGCCGCTTCGGCACCGCTGGTCTTCAGCCCGTCGCTGGTCAAACCGTGGAGGCCTGGCCGTTCCAGGTGTCGGCGCGTACCGCCCAGGGCCTGGCCAACAACACGGTGCAGACGTTCCAGTTGAACGCCGCTGTCCCGTCCGAGCCGATGATCGACGTCACTGTTGTGGCGACTGCGCTCACCGTTCCGTCCGCGCCTCTCAACCTGGTTGCGGCGAAGGAAGCCACTGGCGTTCTGGTCCTGGACTGGGATGCTCCTGGCTACAACGGTGGTTCGGCCATCACCGGCTACGAGATCTGGGGCATCAACGCCACTGGTTCTGGTGCTCTCACCTCGGCTGGTCCGTTCACCACGAAGCTCACGTCGGGCTTCACCCAGCCGACCGGTTCAACCACGGCCCGCATCACAGCCCCCGCTGCCGGTGTCTTCAACTGGTACGAGGTCAAGGCCGTCAACGCCCAGGGTTCCTCGGCGTTCTCCACCCCGGCTGGCGCCAACTCCGCCTGATCCCCGCAGACCACAGCGCCCTCACTGCTCCCGAGATCGGTGGGGGCGTTGTGCTGTCTGGATAACGGTGGGAGGCTCAGGGTGTGACAACACGACAGATCGATCCTGAACTCGTCACACGATGGGTTCGACACGCTGAGCGGTACTCCGAGAAGGACTTGCTCATTGCTTTGTACGTCCACACACGATCGTTGGAGATCCGCATGACTGACCTCGAAACTGCTGTAGCCGACCTTCAGACCGCCGTTGCTGGCGTTGCTGACCGTGTCGGCCCCACCGTCGATGCCCTCAAGCAGGCCGTCGCTGATGCCCAGACCGCTCTCGACAACGCGAACTCGGCTGATGCCGTAGAGGACGCTGCTGCCGCCCAACAGATCGCTGACCTGCAGGCGGCTCTCGATGCTCTCACCGCAGCTGGCACGACCGCGGCCACGGCCATCGAGGCCAACGTCGCGTCCCTCAACACGATCGCAGCGCCGGCGGCACCGCCTGTCGCATGAACTCGACCCTGATCACGGTTCTTGTCGTGGTCGCAGTAATCGCGTTAGTGATCTGGATCGTCAGACGCTGATGTAGCGCCTTCGCCCCTGGTTCCTTCATTGGTTCCGGGGGCGTCGTGCTGTCTGGAGTAGTGTCTGGCCTGTAGAACCGCTCACTACAGGAGGAAGCAATGCCCCCACGCGCCAAGTCGTTCTCATTCGAGGACTTCATCTCCAAGCCGATGCGCAACCGCACGTACACGATGGACTCCGGTGACAACAAGATCACGGTGAAGGTTCAGGCCATCGGGTCGAAGGCGTGGGAAGCGCTCATCGCCGAGCACCCGGCCCCCAAGGGTCAGAAGCAGGAACCCAACGAGGGCCCGACCCCATGGGACAAGGACACGTTCCCGGCCGCTCTCATCTCGGCGTGCGTTGTGGAACCGGCCATGACCGTGGAGCAGGCCCAGCAGGTATGGGATTCGGACAATTTCTCCCTCGGTGAGAAGCGGGACCTGTTCCAGGCGTGCATCGGCATCTGCCAGGACGGCCTCGATATCCCTCTTCAGAAGCCGGCTGCGGGCTGACCCCACCTTCTATCTGGAAATGTCGTGGTGCACTGACCATGGCCTTCCGCATTCGGCGTTGTTTGAGTGGGAACAGGCAGACCGCGGCAAGTTGATCGCGTACCTCATGGAGTCGTCCTCCCGGTGCCAGACCTGTGGCACATCACCGTGGGAGTGGGACGAGATGACGAACAACCTCAACGCCCCGTATCTGCCTGTTCACACGACGTGTATGGGCTGCCAGATGCTCGAGCAGGCTCGGACGTCGAATGAGGAGTTGCCAGCGGGCACCCGCGTAGTGTTGGAACCGGCGGAAAAGGCTGCGGTGATCTTGGCTGAGAAGGATCGACGGATGGCCCAAGCCCGACGGTAGGAGGTTGGCGTGTTCGATCAGGACGTCACGACTACGTTCAATGCGGACATGTCGGGCTACTCGGCCTCTCTGCACCAAGCCATTGCCCTGTCCAACCAGTACGCCGACTCCGCGGACACGATGCTGGGGTCCCTCGGCAAGTTGAACATCGCGTCGTCTCTGCTGATCAAGTCGTTCGCGGGCCTGACGCAGTCGAACAAGATGGCCACATCCCAGGCCGCTGCCTACCAGCAGATGCTCGAGGGCGTCAGTGCGACGGCTTTGGCGGCCGGTCAGTCCATCACTGGGGTACAGAACGCCACGTTGAAGTTGGCCCGCTCGTACCCGATCGGTATGGGTCAGGCCGTCGCTCAGACCAAGCAGTTGCAGCAGTCCGGTGTGGTGACGGCTAAGGCGATCCAGCAGCTCGGTGTCGAGTTCACGAAGTTGGGTGCTGCCACTGGCACGTACGGCCCGGCGTTGGGTGACTCGTTCCTGCAGTTGACCCGGACGATGGGTAACTCGATCAACCAGGTCGGCAAACTGGGCGACTCGTTGACCTCGGTGACGGCCAAGTACGGCGCCAGCGCTGCCTCGGTGGTCCAGTTCTCCAAGGCCATCGCTCCGGTCGCGTCGATCGCCGGCATGACTCAAACCCAGGTCATGGGTATCTCCACCGCCTTCTCCCGGCTCGGTGATGACGGGTACCGCGCGGCAAACGCGTTCAACAAGATCGTCCTGGATATGACGCGGTCGATCACGTACGGCACCCCTGAGGTGAAGTCCTACGCTTCCGCGCTGAACATGACCACGGACCAGATGACCCGGTTGTTCAAGACCGATCCGTCGGCGTTCATCGTCAAGTTCACCAACACCATCAACACCCAGGGTGTGAAGTCGATCAAGACCTTGGACCAGTTGGGCTTCGACGGCCTGAACACGTTCAAGGCGATCCAGACGTTGGCGAAGTCCGGGGACCTGCAGGCTGTCATCAACACGTCGGTGTCGTCGTTCGGTAACGGGTCGACGAACAAGGCCGCCGGCGAAGCCATGGGCGGGGTCAACGACAAACTGTCCAAGTTGCAAGAGAACATGAGCCAGACGGTCGCCGCTACCGGTAAGCCGTTCCTTGGCTACATGGGCAGCGTCTTGGATGTGGCGAACAGCCTGTCTGAGGCCGTCAACAAGATCGCTACTTCTCCGCTGGCTCAGACGTTGCAGACGTGGGGTGCGGGTTTCAAGTTCGTCGCTACTGCCGCCATGCACCTGGTCACAGCGATGACGTTGATCGGTATGGGCCGCGGCATCGGTATGAAGATCGGCGCCTCGGGTATGGCTGCGAACTTCATGAGCGGGTTCCGCAACCCTGAACTGGCCCGGTCCGGTGGCATGGTCTCCGGGATGGGCGGCATAGCTGCGATGCCTCTCATGGCATATCGCAATGCCGGCGGTGGTCCTGGTGTGTTCCGCATGGGTGGCCGGATGGCGATGAACACCTCGTCGATGTTGATGATGGCCAACGCGAACATGATCAACGGCGGCTGGGGTAAGGGCTCTGTGGTGGGTGCGCAGCGGATGCGTGCTGCTGAAGATGTGGCGCACTACCAGCAGACCGGCATGTGGCCTGTGCGGCAGACCGCCGCCAACCCGGTCCTCACTCCGTACGCACCTGGCATGGCTCCGGCTGAGGGCGAAATCATCGGCGGTCAGAAGGTCACCAAGTGGCAGGCCGCTGAACTGCGGTTACGGCAGCAGGGTGTGGTGGCCAAAGAAGGCTTCATGGGTGAGCATTCGGTGCGGAACTTCGGCCGGGCGTTCGCCTACCAGGGTGCTGCTACCGGCATGGCTGGCGCTCGCATCGCTGGTTCGGGTCTCAAGGGCATTGGTATGGCCGCTGGGATGCTCACTGGGTTGCCGCTTCCTGCGGTAGGTGCGGTGGCCGGTATCGGTGCTGCGGCCTATGTCGGGGACAAGTTGTACCGCGACGCCCAGCAGAAGGCCGCTGATATCCGTTCGATCGCCACTGCGCAGACGGTGAACACGGCGTTCAACAACTTCGCTGAGAAAGCCGGTACCGCCACCCGCAGCCTCACAAGCTTCTCCACGATCGTCACCGAATCGACGATGAAGTTGGCGAACCAGTCGACGACATGGTCACAGGCTGGAAAGCTGTCAGCTGCTCAGTTGTCCTCGGCTAAGCAACCGTCCTACAAGGCGTCCTACACGACTCCGAAGGGTGTGTACGGTTCGACCGACGTCGCCACCTGGATGGGGTTGATGTTGGGTCCGAACCCGACAGCTCCGGAAGTGTCCAAGGTCGGTCAGGACATTGCTGCGCGTACTGGTCAGGGCCCTGATGTGGCGCAGGCGGCGTTGGCGAAACTGACGGGTCAAGGCACCGGCTACAGGGGTGTGGACCTTGGCTCTATGAGTGGGACGATCGGCCGGCTGGAAGGTAACCAGGGCCTGTCGACGAAGTTCTACAAGCAGGTCGGTGAGTACGGGCGCAACGCTCAAGCCCAGGCGCAGCAGACCTACGGCGACAAGGCGTCCTCTGGGGTGGGCTTCTCTCAGGGCGCCCAGTTGTTGAAGTCGATCGTGGCTGCTGAGCGTGCCGGCAAGTTGGGTATCAACTCACGTAAGCAAGGTTTGGCGCAGGTCGCGGCGTTCATGGGGTTGGACAAGACCGGCCAGCAGCAGTTGCAGGACGCGTACCAGGAGTCTCGAGCGAACTTGGTCGTCGGCCAGGAAAGCAAGTACAACTTCTCCCTCGGCAACGTCCGGTCGGGTCTGTCGGGCACGTCCCGGTCGACGTTCGACGCGAACAAGGGCTACACCAGTCAGGGTGGCTATGCGGCTAACCCGGCGTCGTTCGCTGAACTGACCTCGGATGCGAAGACGGCCATGTCGACGGTGGTGAACTTCGCCAACGTGTTCGGCAAGCAGGGCGCGAAGGTGTCCAACGCTATGGGCGCGATCGCCTCAGAGATGTACGGCCAGGATCGGATGGCTGTCCTGAATGGCTCTGGGTATGTTCCTGGCGCCCGGTCGTTCTCCCAGACGGGGTCGGCTTCGCAGCAGCGTGGCGCGGGTATCTACTCACAGAACCAGAAGTACGGGTTCGACGCGAAGATCAGCAAGTACGTTGAGGAACTCATGCTTCACCCGGACAACGCGGGTGCGGCCTATGGTGCGTCAACGTCCCAGGCCAAGCAGTTGTACAAGGCCGCTCCCACCGGCGGCACCAACGGCGCGATCGCCATGCTGTTGAACCAGACCCCGCAGTCCTCACCGTTGTATGGGGTTCTTCAGCAGGCCGCGTCGACGACGCAAGCGGTGCAGTCCACGAACCTCACAGCGTTGCCGACCCAGCAGTGGAAGTCAGCGATCAGCGCTTGGCATGGGGACACGCAGCAGCTAGCGAAGAACCCGGCCATGTCGGACCAGGGCGCGTTGGCATTGTTCGGTGCCGACAAGCAGGCCCAACAGCAGGCATTGCAGTCCTATTTGGGGTTCGCACAGCAGTGGTTGGCGGCTGAGGACCAAACCCATGTGGCGCTCGAGCGAGCCAATGAGGGTTACCACATCAACGTGAAACGGTCGACGGATGCGTTCAACCGCAACCAGTTGGTCAACCAGCAGGCGTTCAACCGGTCGCTGCAACGGCAGGCGAAGGCGGCAGCGTTGGCGTTGGCTGAACCGTACACACGCATGCAGGCCGGGTTCGTCTCTGATGCGTCCGGTGCGATCCAGAACGTGAACGACAAGTCGAAGACGTACATGAACCAACTGGACCAGGTGAAGCAGCTCAAGAAGATGGGGCTGACGCAGAACGCAGTAGACCAGTTCTCGTTGGGCACTCAGGGCAACTGGCAGCAAACGTCGCAGGTGTTCAACGATCTGTCGCAGAACAAGAACTTCATTGCGCAGATGAACAAGGCCGCTCAGGCCGCTTTGGCTGCTGGTCACGCTGCGGTGGCGGACAAGTCGAATGTTGCGGTGCAGCAGGCCACCCAGGACTACAAGATTTCGGTGGCGAACCAGCGCAAGGAGTTCAACATCGGTCTGGGGAACATGCGTCAGGATCTGGGGTTGCAGCAGCGGTACGCGTTGCAGGATCTGGCTCGTGCCGGCACCGAGTACGGGAACTCAGCCGCGGACATCAACAAGAAGTTCATCGCGAAGATCAGTGACCTGCCTGGGTATGCGAAGGCGAAGATGGGGCCGAACATCATTGGCCTGGTCAAGGACATGAAGGCGTCGTTTAAGTCGGCGTGGGCTGACCAGTTCCGCGGCTTGCCGAACCCGTTGGATGGTGGCTCGTCGACGACTGGTGCGGTGGATGCGAACGGTGTGGCCACGGCGTGGAAGTCGATCGCTGGTGCCCGTGTGGACAGTGTGGGGACGCACAGCATCACGATCCACAAGAACGGCACGATCATGACGATCACTGGCCTGTCGACGATCCCGGCGGGTATCACCAAGGACAGCGTCATCAACGTGGGTGAAGTGTTGGGTACGTCCACGAAGTCGGCGTTGAAGGTGTCGGTGAAGCACACGGCCACCTCACAGCCCGCTTCCACGTATGCGCCGCCTACGGCTCTTGGTGGTGTGACGATGATGCCGCAGATCCGTACGGTCGGTGAGGCTGATCCGGAGGCGATCATCCCGTTGAACCGTCGAGGCACGTCAGTCATTGCGGCGGCCATGAAGGACTACATGACGTTCAACGATTTGAAGTCGAACCAGACGGCAGGACATTCGATCGTTGTCCACAACACGTACAACTACGACCACTCGACGGCGATCAATGGTCCGATCAGTGTCGTGTCGCAGGACCCGATGGACATGATGAAGAAGATGCAGGCCAAGAAGCAGTTGACGGCGCTCACAAGCAAGCGAGGTGCGATGAGCAGTGGTGGATAACCTCACGTTGTCGTGTCGCATTTCCACGGCCCCTGGCACGTATGGGACGCCGATCGCTGGCATCTGGAACTACTCGTCATGGCTGCAACTCAATGACCGGATCCACTACACGGTGGAGAAGGAGTCGTTCGGGGACACGGCGGTGACGCACCAGAAGCAGGAGGTGACGTCGCCGTTCTTTGAGGGGTCGTTTACGGCGTTCAGCAAGCGGGCCAACATCCAGGTGCCGTTGAACGTGTATGTCAACGCCGCCACTCCTGCTGCGCTGAACACGTATCTTGATGCGTTGACGAACGCCTGCGACCAGCCGAACTTCTCGGTGGAGTTCCAGGACAGCGACAGTGACGAGTATTGGGACTGCACGGCCAGTGATTACACGGTGTCGGCTCCGGTGGAGTTGCGGCATGCCCGGATGGCGTTGGTGAAGATCTCGCTGGTGCGGTTGCCCGGCGTGCGTCGCGTTTAGGAGACCTGATGTCTGCGTTCACTCCGTCCGGGTCGAAGGACCTGCTCACGGCCTATTTCAAGCCGTCGACTCCGGTGAACATGTGGTTGACGTTGTGCACGTATGTGCCCATCCCGCAGGACACCGGTGCGACGTTGTTGGAGCCGAAGTCTGCGAACGGGTTCGCTCGGGTGGCGTTGAACTTGGCGACGGCGAACTGGACGGTGGACTCCTCTGGCATGTTCGTCTCGAACACGAGCCTGATCTCGTTCGCCACCCCATCAGCCGCGTGGGGCCGTATCACCGGGTGGGCGCTTGTGGACAACGCCACCATCGGTGCCGGCAACGTGAAGGCCGCCGGTGAACTGATGCCTGCGCAGTGGATCAACGCCACCGACGTCGTGCAGATCAAGGCTGGCGTCCTTCGGGTCATGGTGTTGTAGATGAAGGATGCTGTTGATGGTGCTGCGGCGAAGGTTCCCACACCGATCACTGTGAATCTGACTCCTGGCCAGGTTGTTCTATGGACGGCTGGGAGCATGGCCCTCAAGCCAAGGCGACCGCTTGCGTCCATCCCGTCGATCTTGAACGAAACGGCGCTCACGTTCGGCCTCCCGGACTACATGCCAGTGAACGGTATGCCCACGCAGCCCCAAGACGGGGCCTTCCTGCGGGTCATCACGACGTTGAGCGCTTCTGCCACGCCCAGTAACCCCAGTGGCTACACACCCGCTCCTGGCCTCGTCCCGGACCCTGGCTCGATCCAACTGGTCCACAACTTGCTGTTGCCGTGGGCGCACTGGCAGATGAAGGCCGCGAACTGGACAGATTCGACCCATACGCTCACCCCGGCAGGGCACAAGACGTCATTTGTCCCGAACCTCGTCGGCAACCGGACTGCGTCAGCGGCCTCCACCGGCTTCCAGTCCTACCCACGGATGGTGTTCGGGTGGGGTCGTGGCCGTGGCGGCAAGTTCACCAACGACTCGATCCTGTTCATCAACCCATACACGTACTTGTCGACGGTGTCCCAGCCGTTCGTATCAGGGTCGATGACTGCGCTGATTTCGGTGTTCGCTGGGGAGAGTTACTCCGGCGACGTGCCCATCATGATGATCAAAGACATCTCGGGCCGGTCCTGGACGGTGCGCCTGTCCTCAAGCAAGGTGTCCCTGGTGGACTCAGTGTGGTCCGGGGCCCGCATCGACATCCCCATCTCGCCGGCAGCTGCACAGGGACGCGACCCCATCATGGTGGGGCTGAGCGTGGGGTCGGAGATCTACTACTACGCCGACGAAACCAACCACCCGGCTTCTGTGACCAGGCCGATCGCATTGCTGTCGCTGTGGGACGGGAAGAACACCTACATGAACCGGATGCTTCTGGCCGGTGGCATCAGTGGTGTGAAGGATCTGATCGTGGGCACCAACAGCGTCATCGACGATGACAACGGCCAGTTCTACGTCAACGATGTGATCGCCTATGACAAGTTCATGACGGGCGCGGAGTTGAAGATGCGCCTCCAACAGATCGGTGCGCTGAACGGGATGAACGCTAATGGGCAGTGAAGCCTCCAACACCACTCCCACCATTCACACCGCTGGTGGTCGGTTCCGCGTCATCATCGACCCACTGGTAGGGCCTGCTGTGGACGCCACGATCGTCCGGGAGTTACCCACACTTGTGGACAGCATGGGGACAGCCGACCCGTTCGGTCCCACATCGGTGCAGGTGTCGTTCCCCGGCGTCACCTTGTTGGACCAGATCGGTGGTGGGGATCTGTGGTGGATGGTGCCCGAAGCCAACATCGACATCGTGTGGGAGAACGCCGCCGGCACGGAGGTGTGGGTGTGGGAAGGCTTCATGGAGTCCATCAACTGGACGAAGTCCGGGGACTCGTTGGGGACGACGTGGACCTGCCAGGGTGCGCTGTTTGAAGCGGATCACATTCAGGCCAAGCCGGAGTTCCTGTACCAGCCGTTGCCGTATGAGCATGCGATCGGCCGGTTCTTCGAAGCGCGCGCTGATGGACGCTGCCAGCCGATGACTGTGGAGTGGCCTGCTGGGTGGGCGACGGTGTTCAACCGGCAACAGTCGCCGTACAACAACCCGACCAGGCCGTGGTGGGTTCCCTCGAATGTGCTGCAGGGTGAGAAGTGGACAGGCCTGGTCACCAGGAACGCCGGCACCCACAACGGTGCGCTCACCGACTACATCACGTCCCTATTGACGAACATGAAGACACCGCAGGGCCGGTGGACTCTTGCATTGGATCCGGGCCGGCAACCGGTGCTGCGCATGGTGCCGTATGTGCCGATCGCTGACTCGTCGACGTTGGTCATTGATGCCACCTGGCCCGGCGTCGACTTGGATCTCACTGCCGACCATTCTCAGACGGCTAACGTCATCTACGGGTCAGTGACCTCGTTGCAGGGTGACTCGTATTCGGGTCTCGAGGTGTCCGCTGACGGCGCCACAACCCGCTGGGAGCCGTTCGCGTTCGAACCATCTGTGGAACCAGCGGACCCGAACCACAACATGTACTTCAACCCGGCTCGGATGCGCCGCGAGATCACCATCGACTTCCCGCAAGGGGTGTCCGTCAAGGACGCGAAGACGATCGCGCAACAGCACTTCAACGTCGTCGGGGACCCTGGTGTGTCCGGGACGATCACATTGCAGGGCGTCGAACCGTATGTCGGTATCCCCACGGTGACGTTGACCAGTGACCCGGTGGCCCACAACACGAACAAGATCCGCACCGTCACTCCGACGTCGACGACGTACCCGTGGCGTGCCATCCACGCGGGGCAGAAGATCCAGGTGCGTGGTCTGTTCGGACGCGAAGACGGGTTGACCTTCTACGTCACCGCCACCCAAGGCACCGCAGACAACATCCAACTCACTGTGGACACGAAGTCCCGCGACCAGTTCACCCTGGCTGAGATCAAGGCCCGCACCCGTGACGCTTTGGTGCCGACACGTCAGTTGAAGGTCGCCGGTGAGGGTGGCACGTTCGACCCGATCATCAAGGATCTGCTGTGGCCATGGTCCTACGCCGATGGTGCAGGGGTGGTGCCGTTGCAGGCCCGCAGTTTGTGGACGGACATCCCACCGGACATCCTCACTGACCTGGACTTCCCGTGGACGGCGTTGACGACGAAACGCTCCCCGAAGCATTGGCCTGACTCGTACATCAAGATCCCACCGATGAGCACCAGCAAGGCCGACTACAACTGGTCGTTCGCCAAGCGCAAGATCGACGCTGATGGTGGCATCACGATCATCACGAACTGGCGTGTGCTCCTGTCGGCCAACGGCACGATCAGCCTGTCCCAGTTCGCCCTGTATGACGAGAACGGGAACTTGGTGCAACTGCCGTTCCATGTGTCGCTGTACTTGAACAACGCCATGGTGCTGCCCAGCATGATGCCGCAGATCCCTTCGGACGGGTCAACGTATGCCTGGCCTGCCGGTCAGCACTACCCGTTCTTCCCTGGTGCGTTCGAAATCAAGGACGCCAACGGGCGCGTGTTGCCGTCAGCGAAGCAGACCGTGGTGAACGCCCAAGTCCTCACCGGCTGGGGTAACGGCTATGAGATGGCCGGCTATTGGCCTGGGCACCAGTCGGACACGTCCAGCATCGTCACTGGCATGCTCGTCGACGAGTCCACGTGGACGTATGACTTCAGCTTGCAGAACACCGCGCAGAAGGGTGTGGACGCCCAACGCACACCGACGCAGAACATGGGCATCTATAACTCGAAGACGAAGCGGTGGACGGCAAACACAAACACGGTCCGGGCTGCGGTGATGATCTACTGCGAGAACACGACCGGCAAGAACATCTACATGTTGGGGCGGCTGTTCCGCGACGCTCTGGGTGTGGCCACGATGCAGGGAGGGTGACATGCCATACGGACTGTTCAACTGGCACGAGTACGGCCGTCGCAACCAGGATGAGCGATTGACCCACGGCCCCGGTAAGCGCAAGCGCAAGCCACGGAAGAAGAACCGCTGATGTCCAGTGCACTGTCGTCGCTGTACGTCGGAGGGCTGCTCACAACGATGTCCACCGACCTGGCCTACGTGTCGTTGTACACCGCCGAACCGGACGAAACCCTGCCCACAACGAACGAGTCGACGGCCGGACGCATCCCGGTGACGTGGGCACTGACAGGGTCACGGACGATCCAGAACTCCTCTGTGCTGCAGTGGGCGTCAGTCACACCGGGCACGTACTCCTATGTGGGCCTGTGGGCGGCCGCCAGCGGGTCTACAGCGAGTTTGTTCCGCGGTTGGCTACAACTCCCAGCCCCCATCACCGTCCCCATCACCACAGGCCTTGTGCTGGCAGCAAGCACGTTGACCATCGGCTTCCCGTAAAGGCCCCAGAAACACAAAAAGACCCATGTAGGGGGACCCCAGCCCGTAGGCCAGAGCCCCCCTCAGGGTCACACCGGTGTGTCGAGGAACGCTTCGATCCGGTCATAAGACCAGGGATCGTTGTCGACGCGCTTACCGCGTTCAGCTTCGAAGCGGCCCCACGACGGCGACCCCGGCACATACGGGTTATCCCCGGCCGGGTTGGGAGCGTTGGTGATGCGTTCAATCTCAGCCTCAGTCTCAGCGATGAGGCGCAACTTTTCCGCGCGAGAGGTGTTGATCATCTCGGACGGGTCGTAGTTCACGGAGCCAGCCGGCTTCTTCTTCGGCGGCACTGTCTTGTAAGTGGTCACTGGTTCGGTCACTACGGGAACACCGTCCTTGAAGAAGACGGCGAGCCTGCGCACCGTGTCGACCGCTGCGAACACTGACTGGACCACTCCGGTGACCTGGTGGAACTGGTTCAGGCCCGGAATGAGTCCGGCAGGGTTCGCTTTCACGAACGAAACGAGGCTAGTGACAACCACGAGTGAGACGACGATCCAAACCATGTATGGTCCTGTCGAAACGTGGGCTTGTCATTGTGGTCGAACCATTTGTCGGCGCCCCACAGCCACCCGTCAAAGGTGAGCCGTGACGCGTCCGGCAGCATCGATTGCACCCCGATGGGGAGAGCCGTCATGTAGTTGACTGCCTTCTCCACGGCGTCTTGCACGTTCTCGTTGAACACGGCTTCTAGAACATTGGCTTTGGTCTGGTGGAACACTGTGCTGTCCACGATGACGTCGGGGTTCTCAGTCATCCATTCAGTCATCATCCGACCGGCTTTGAACCCGTACCGTTCCACGAACGCCAACGGGCCCTCCTTGAGGGTCTCCTCGAACTCGTCCGACGGGTCGCCCACCTCACCGATCCAATGGCACTCCAGGCAACCCAACAGTTCCGAGATGAAGTACACGGCTGACAGGTGCTTGTTCCAATGGGCGATCAGTTCGGTATGGACAGCGTCGGACACCGGATGCACCGACCAGGTCGGCAACAGTCCGCGCTCGCCTTCGCCAGCAGATTCCTCTGTGGCTTCGTCGGCGAACAGTTCCACGGGGAGGTTCCTGTTCCAACCATCGAACAGGTCCACGGAGAAGTCGACGATCACGGTGGGGAAGGGAATGTCGAGTTCCAGGAAGCTGATGATCTCGACGATCTCCGGGGAGACCTTGAGGTCACGCATCACTGGCGACTCCCACCACACCGGGACGGGAATGAACGACCCTGCGAGAGGTTGCGACCAATGTCGGGCGTCCTTGCAGAGCGTGTCCCAGTTCTGAACCAAAGCAATCCCCAGACCCGAAGACCCAGGGGCGTGAAGCCGTGCAAACGATCCGGTGGCATCGATGGGTTCGATGAGCCGATAACCGGCGAGGGGAAGGCGGAAGGCCGGGAATCCGTACCCGACCTTCCCACCTTCAGCCACTACTTGCGGGGGCGCTGCTTACCGCCCTGGTTACGGTGCTGGGGCTTTCCAGGCAACTGGCGCTCCAACTCCTTGACCGCCGCGTCAGCATGCTCGTTGGCCACGATCTTCAAAGGGTGGTCATCTGGGAGAGCGTCGGGGTTAGCCAACTCTTCCTCAGTGAACGTGCCTTCGGGGACCTGAACCTCGACCAGGCCGTCTGCACGGACCATGGTGGTTCCCTCGATGTTCTCGGGGAGGTCAGCCGGAGCGGCCTCGGAGGCCGGCGCAGGCGCAATGACAGGCTCGACAACGCTGGACTCAACGGTCACGACAGACACTGGCTTCTTCGTGATCATGTTGTAGGCCATGATGCCCACGGTCGTCAGCAGGGAGATACCGACGATCGACACCAACGCGGGGAAGCCGCCGTAGACGATGGCGCCGAGCGCGTTGGACAGAACCGGAATGCCTTGCAGGAATGACGGGACGCCGAAGCTGAATCCGAAGAACGACGCCATGCGGATGGACAGCGCCAGTGACGCTGTTGCTGAGGACACCGAAGTGACAACCTCTGAGCGGATCGCCATTTGCAGGTGACCCTTGACGTACTCGAGCGCCGGGAAGGCGTTGGACAGGCCGAGTTGGGCCATGGCCAGGTAGTGGTTCACGGTGTCCCGGTACTTGATGACAGCCGGCTTGTTGCCGTTGGCGTCGGCCTTGGTGACCCAAGAGATGGGGTGCTCAACCAAGTGAAGCGCGGAGCCGATGACACGGTCGATGGTCCAGCCGATCGCGTAGACGATGCCGTTGAAGGCCTTGGTGGCCAACGCGACAATGGGTTCGGTCAGTTTCGCGAACCCTCCTCGAATCGACAGCCAGCCGATCCCAGCCCATGTGGCTGCAGCTCCTGCCTGCGTCTTGACGACGTCGGGGATCCAGTCCGTGACCTTGCTGGTGGCGCTGAGCACGAATGACTTCACGTACTCAAAGGCCATGTGCGCCTTGTCCAGGATGACCTGGAGGAAGCGGAGCCGTGATGTGGCTCGTGGGGCAACAACGGATGTTGTCACTTCGAACTCCTTGACTAGTGGTTTCACGTGAAACCAGGTGGTGTGGTGCAGGGTGCTGCGTTGCGTTATGCACCCACAGGGTTGGCAGGACCGACAGGAGTTGCAGTTGAACAGGACCACACGTGAAACCCAAGGAGTTCAACCGGTCCTGCCAACCTTGTCGGCGCATAACAAAGGGAACGGCCCGCCCGCAATCTCGGTGCGAACGGACCGTTCCCGGTGTCTCCGGAGGGAGACGTTAAGCCACTGTCAGCCCGAGGTCTTCGAGCGGAATCAGTGCGTTACAGGCTGGGCAGCAAAGCCGCTCAGTGGTGGAGCCGTCGATAGCACCGACTCCGAAGCCAGGCAGGCCTGACGTGGTGATGGTGTTCTCGGTGCGGCCGACCAGGGGCACGACACGGTGCGCGTCCTGGAAGTAGCGCCAACGGGAAACCGTGGCAGCGACCTCACAGTCGGGGCAGGTGATGTGGCTGGAGTCAGTCACCGCGTCCGGACCTGCGAATGAGGCGGGGTCTGGTGCGGGGTCGGGCTGGACCGGCTCTTCGATAACGGACACCTCGGGGAGGGTCTCGGCCGGTTGGTTCTTGCTGACACTGCCGTCCTTGTTCAATGACTCGCCGTCTTCGTTGACGGGACGTTCATCGATGGGAGCGTCGGACATGGTGTTCCTTCCGTGGTCGTTGTCGATCGACGGATCAAGAATGGCATGCAAAAAGCCCTACGCAACGAATCACGTAAGGCTTGGTTGTGTTTCTCGGGACCTCGGTTGTCCGGCCGCCTCTTACTGGCGAACCACGGTTATCCGCGCATCCCGGCGGGCAGAGTTTCCCCTTACCCAACACACCCATTGTATCAGGATGTATCAGCGTGTCACAACTTGAACTTCTTGGCGCAGTACGAACACTGGATCCTCGGGACCCACTGCCACCAGGTTTGCTTCGGTATGGCGGTCGAGGTAGCAGCACCGCAATGCGGACAGAACACGATCGGACGCTTCTCGTTGCTGAACCCGACGCTCATCATGAACCAGCCAGTGTGGCGATGGCGTCGTTGATCGGCTGCGTCTGATCCGGGCAGTAGAAGGTCGTGGCGACCGTGAAGAACCCGCCCCACCACTTGGCCTCGTTCGGGTTGTCGTCCGTCATCGAAGCCTGAACAGCGTCCATGACCAACTGCGATGGGGTCTTGGTGCCGTCCCCGAGTTCCAAGCACATGCCCTTGGCCGAGTTGACCATCTGCTCGTCAGTCTCAGGTGCGTTCCACCCGTTCGAGTCCTCAGTGGCCTGAAGGGTGTTGAGGAACTGCTGATCCGTGGTGAGAGCGTCAGTCGTGGGATCCGCTTGAACTACGGGGTCCTGCGTGGTGACCGGTGCAGCGTTGTGAGGCGCCACCTGGACAGTGCATGCAGTGAGGGTCAGCGTCGCAACTAGCGCCAGGCCCGCGAGGATCTTCTTCATGAGAGGTTCCTTCCGGAGGGGTGACGCTGACGCGTGTCTTCGCGCTGGGCGTCCTCGTATGTTTCCTTGTAGTACAGAGCGATCGACCGAGCGGCCCATCCCAAGGACAGGCAGACCAGCGACCAGGCGAACAGCCACAGCGGGATCGTGTTGTTCATCGTTGGGCCTCCCTGGTCCAGTAGAACTGCGGGTCAACGCTGGACGTGAAGATCGCCCAACCAGTGCGGCCCAAGTCGATCTGGGCGTATGCGATATGCGCTCCGACAAACACCCGGCACACCTTGCGCCAGGCCCCGCGGTAGAACACCTCCATGTCCGTAGACATCTCAGTGGGTTCCATCAGTTGCAGCGCAACCTTCGTGGCCGGCGGCTTCTCCACTTGCTTGCCGTCGACCATCACCATCGAGAGTTGGTAGCCCCTCATGCCTTCGCCGCCCGCTCCGCGAACCGGTACGCATCACGCACCAGCGTCTTGTCACGGCCGGAGCAGGCGTACATCTTGCGCATCATCCATTCCAGGATCTGCAGGCGAGGCTTCGCGGGAAGCAGCAGGATCGTGGGAAGGAGCTTGTGACGGATCACCACGTCAGCGTCAGGCATCTTCACCAGCACGGCCTCATCGTTCGCGAGGCAGTAGAAGCCGGAGTAGAGCCAGTCACCGATGGGGATAGCCAGGGCCAGGTGCCGCATCAGTTCATCGTCCGTGCCGAGGAAGATGAGCGGAACGGTGTCCAGGCCGTTGTAGATGTGGACGTCGCTGACGGGCTCGAGGAACTCGTACAGTTCTTTGATGCTGGCGTAGTCGGTGAGGGTGGTCATTCCGCACCGGCCATCTTGTAGACGCGGGGCAGAGCGAACGACGGGCAGGCGCACTGCGAGTCGGTGCAGGGGGAGAACTTGGGGTTCTCGGTCTCTGCATGCCCGCCCATGTCGTGGCCACAAATGCACATCTGCGGAACCACGAGGGTCATTTCTTTGGCGAGTTTCTCACCCGCTCGACGATCCCGGTCGAACCGAATGTCGTCGTAGTGCATCTCGAGCAACTCCGACAGATCTTCCATGAAGTTGTCTTCGAAGTTTGCACGCATGTTCCATGCCACAAGAAGGGCTTCACCGATCCAGCGAGGGAATGCGAAGATCTCTGGACGCAAGCCATAGATCTGAACGAGTTCCACGACATCGCCGTTTGTGACGAGGGCGACGGTGCAAGGGAACTCAAAGGTGCGTTCTGGGGCTTCGACGGTCTTCATAACCTTGTCGGTCCAGATCAGTTCGTACTTCATGTCAGGCTCCTGTTCCTGGGCATACGAAAAGGCCCCCAGCGGATGTGCTGAGAGCCTCGTTATCGGGTGTACCACTCACTAATTCAGGGCACACTTCTTCCGATATCTCTATTGTCCCATATACGGGGCGTGGTTGTCAATTACTGTGTGTAACTAAGTGGGGGTGTTTGGAGGACCGAATGGAGCACCAAAATGCGCACCCTTCCGTCCTCCCATAACACCGGCAATTCGGCCTCCTTGTTGTTGATATCGAGGTAATACTCGTCCGTTTCCACAACCCAACCGGACTCACCGCGCACATACGAATACCACTTGCCCTCAGGCTTCTTCGCCCACTTCACCTGGATCACGTCACCAGGTTGCACTCGAGGCATTCCCGGCTTCATCAACTTGAGGAACTCAGGGGTGAGTTTGGCCCCCATGAGATGCCGGACCTCATCCGAAGCCGTGTACAGCGCCTTGTTGATCAGCCGCTCATTCACCGACTTGGCTGCCGCGTCATCGATCTCGATCTCGAACTCATCGGAGACAAATCTGGGTTTCATGTCGGGTAACTGCAGCATTGTGCTCACTCGGCCACGAACAGATCTCTTAGTCATTGGCCGTCCCCTTCAACTTGTCGATCGCGTCCAACCACCGCTGCGAGGTATCCACCGGGTCGTTGGACTTGGCGATCTCCTCGAGCTGCTTGACGAACTCTGCGTTCACCGTGGGTGGCGGTGAAGTCGGGAAGGAGAAGTAGAACCGGGCGTAGGTGCCGTCGAAGTCGTCGTCCTCATCCGACAGATAGTTCGGGTGGTTCGGGAGACGATCACAGGCACAAGCCGAGCACCCATTGGCGCCGGTGTACTCGCCCGGCTTGGCAGGCTCGTGCTCACTCCAGTCGTCCCGGTTGCCTGAACCGTTGCGGGTGTAGATCGTGATGCGGGGCTCGCCCTTCTCACTACGCTCCACCCAGGCGTCCCGGTACCGGCCCACGTCAGCGGTGGTCAGTCCGAGGACGGAAAGAAGAACGGCGCGGACGTCCTGTCCAGCGCCGCCGAAAACCATGTCGTACATGCTCACTGTTGCTCCTTGTAGTACTCCGTGGTGTCGGGCACGGTCGTGTAGGTGTGGGTGGCACCACTCCAGGCCCGGTGTGCCTCTTCCTTGTCGGCCAGGATGTAGATGCCCTTGTAACGGGCGCCGACGAACACCCGAGCCAGCGTGGGGTCAGTGGGCTCGTCTTCCACACCGACGATGAGATGAGTGCGGGTGCCAGGTGCCTCGGGCATACCCATGAGGTAGCCGATCATGTTTGCTCCAAGTAGGTTCCGGTGAGGGCTTTACGGGTGTCGCACGGGTAGGGCACAACTTGGTAGGCCTGAATGCTGCATTCGGAACAGCAGTCGAGCCAGTCACTTGCAGGGTTGCCCGGTGTCAAAGAGATGCGCATGCTCTGGGCAATGTGAAAGATCAGCGCCTGGTCGACGCGATCGCACAGCATCTCCACCCAGTCAGGGTCGATCGGTGCGTCGCCCGCTTCAAGTTGCGCTCGCAGGTTTGCTACGACGTCCTCACTCATCGCTGGCCTCCGTCTCTGGGGTGAACTGACGGCAGGTGCAGTAGTCGGGTGAGATTGCGCTCCCCGCTTCGCAGGAGTCATGCCGATGCAACCGCTTGTCATGCCCGCAGTTACACGCGCTGGCCTCCGTCTCTGGGGTGAGTGCCCGACTTACGTCACGTAGGGCTGCGTTGTATCCCTCGCCCGCTGCCAGTAGCCATGCGCCGTCGCCCTCGCGGTTCTCCACTTTTGGCAGCGCCATCGCTCGCTCGATGCGCATGTTGGCGTCGTCACGCTCGATGATGAGCGGCCCGTTGCGGAGCATCATCTGTGCGACCGCATCGTTCGCCTCGGCTAACTGCGCCTCTAGCCGGTCAAGTTCGTCGGCAGCCTGTTGCATCAGAGCATCGAGGTTGTGGATGCCCTTGACCTTGTGCCCGTTACGTAGTCGCGTGGTCAGGTCACTCATAGCACCTCATCTGCCTCTAGGTAGACGTGACCGTGCTTGGCCTCGAACTCTGTGGCTAATGCCAGTTGCTCGTCACGCAACGCTCGGTACCGCATGAGTAGCGGCCGGCCTTCAGCGACGATCTCCTTCATGCGCTTATGGAAGGCAGCCTTCTCCAACTCGAACTGGAGTAGGGCGACGTCAGCCTCCTCCTTGGTCTTGTAGATCACCGAGGTCCTCCCTCGTGAGTAGGTCGATCTGGTCGTTGGGGCACTCTTCGTTCTCGAAGGCTTTGTTGCACAACGGGCAGTCGATGTCGCCGCACTTGATGCACCACAGGGATTGGCAGTACGGCCAGCCTTCACGGTCGACTGTGTAGATCTCGCCGTCGGCGTCGCGTTTCCACTCATGCTTTGCCATCGGGCTCCTTCGGTTCGATCAGGGTGTAGGCGACAACCTTGCCGTCCTTGTCCTTGATCTCCTTCACCGTGCCGCTTTGAGCAACCCACGAGGCAATCGTGTTGGCGATGTCCTGGGACTTGCCCGGATAACGCTGGTTGACGAATGCCACGCGGTCAGTGCCGATCTGATCGACCAGCAACTTCATGGCAGCCATGTTCGGGTCGTTGTTGACCCGTTCCCAGAACTCGTCGTGTGCTTTAGTCGCCATTCTTGAACGCCTCTGAGAAGCCGTTGAGTGCGGTGGTCAACTTCTGTGCACGCTGAGCGAACTCGTCCATGGACACACCGACCTGGCGCATGGCTGCGTTGAACGCTGTGAAGTCGATCTTGAACTCCACCACGACAGGGACCGGCTTGGGCTTGGTCTCGGTACGGATGCGCCACACCAGAACCGGAGTGCCGATGAGCATGACGACGAGGTAGAACCAGGCCTGATTCACAGCACCTCCAAGGGGATAAGTGGACGTGCGCTCCGCGGCCTCAAAGCCGCCGGCACGTCCAACCAGTACGAACACTGCATGTACCGGTGGTCAACATGACGGGGTTCCTTCCCGTAGAAGGGGAAGTCCCGGCAGGTGTGTGGACGATTCTCGTGGTCCGTACACCGTTTGTTGACCGGGTCGTAGACGTTGCACACCTGCTCGACACGGTTGTGGAAGACCAGGCCGGTGGGGATGAAGTGGTCGTAGAGGAACTGGTAGTCCTTGCGCCACTTGCCCGCGACGTAGGGGTCAGCGAGTTTGGCGGTGAGCACACCGCGAGTGGCCCCGGTGAACAGGGTCTCGCAGCATGCCCCACAGCCAGCGCAGCCGAGGCTAGGCATCTTTGTCCTTCCCATAGCAACAGCAGGCGTCGTCCGGATGCGGCCACCGTTCCTCGTACACGTAGTCACTGATGCACGACGAACAGCACAGGCCTTTGTGTTGCACCGAGTCGACGTAGTAGTCGTCCCACGTCTTCGGCGCCAGCCACACAGGGTTGTTGTCCCGGAACCATTCGATCTGCTCCTGGGGAGGGAGAGTGAGGACGAAAGTAGGAACGTCGCTCACGGCTTCCACTCAAACCTCACGCACGGGCACGATCCGTTGTCGTCAGCAAAGGTGCACACACCGAACAGCGACTTGGACTCACTGAACGAATGCACATGGAGTTCCTGAAGGTGACCACACGTGCACATGGCGCCAGGTGAGTTACCGACGTCAGGGACGTGCTCCGGAGTGTCGTCCAGGAACTTCTGGCACGCGCACATCACACCGTCGACAGCCCCACGAGGAGTACGAGTGTTGCAAGCGCCACCGTTCATGGCATGCCACCCCTTGGGGTGCTTACAGGTGCAGACGCGTGCGCGGTCTTTGCCTTCCTCTTCCCAGGCCCGGTCCTGTGTCTTCTCCAAGATCTCCTCGACGTAACACTTCACTGCCTCGTCGATGATCTGGACGAACCCACCGACACTGCGCAGGAACGGATACTCAAGTAGGAGTGACCGGTACTTCTCAGCGCCGGCCTTCCCGTGTGAGTTGACCATGGCTTTGGTGAGGAACTCCTCGTCCAATGTGTACCTCTGCCGGGTGGCCTTTTGCGCTTGCTCATTGAGGTAACCGGACAGCACGTTGGCTGCTTCTTCGTCGTTCACGTCTCTCCCTCCTTCAACCACGGGAATGTTGTGGGAACTTGCCCACTCAGATGGTGGTCGCGGTGCATCCGACGATGCGTGTTGACGTCGGTCACGTTGTTCCACGGCGGCAACGACCAGTGCAGGCTGCAGTTCGTGCAATGCAGGTGATGCTCACCGTCGTCGGTCTTGTTGTATTCGATCTTCATCTTCTTGCGGATCCAGTCCCGCCGATAGATGAGCCCGTCTTCGCGTGGGGTGACCACTACGGTTTCCTACCCGTCCCGCCACACTCAGAACAGCGGTGCGTGCAGCCAGGCCAATCGCAGCTGCCACCGCATGGCCCGTACCCGTCACCGGCACAAAACTCGCACACGTCCGAGATGTCTTCCTCGGTTTCGATCAGCCAGCCCTGGCCGTACAGCATGTTGTGCATCAACCCAGCGGCGATGCGTTCGCTCTGCTCGTCCGGACCAGGCGCAGGGCCCTCGAAACGATAAAGCCCGTGCTGACCCTCTTCGGTCTTCTGGCACGGGCACGTCTTGAGATCCATGACGTCGTCGATCATGCTCATATGCGCCACTCCTGGGGGTGGGTGTAGAGGTGCTCGTTGTAGCCGGTGAGGAAGGCCACGGTGACGGTGAAGTCACACGGCCATGGCATCGGCCACTCTTCGTTGTCGTACTCCTCCTGGCTGGTGCAGTGGTTGCAGTAGCCGTTGTTGTCACGGTGTGAGGAGAGGATCTCCAAGGCCTGTGTTGTGAAGTCCTGCAAAGCGATCCAGGCATGGAGGTCGTCTCTGCGTGCGGCCTTCTCTTCACGGTGCTGCTTCAACCGTTCGGCCCGCTGCTGCTGTTGCTGCTCCCAGTTCTGGTAGCCAGGCTGTCCCTTACGCGGCACGGTGGGGAAGATCTTGCTAGCGATGAACTGGTCCATGTCCTGGGTGTACGCGATCGAGATGCCCGTGAGCGTGGCGCGTTGCAACTTCTCGATCGTCTCCGGGTCAGTGACGGTCATCTCGACCTCATGGCCTTCACCGTCAGTGCCCTTGATGTGGATTACTCCATCGTCATCGGAAGGCGGTTCAGCCATGCCAGCACCTCCCTGTGCATCGCCGAGGCTGTGGCGTCATGCTCGATCGCCTTGGCCAGACGCTCGGCTGCGTACTTCACCTTGCGTTCGTTCACGTCCTTAGCCCGGCGCAGCCAGGTGTCGAAATCCTCCTGCTTCCACATGGTCACGTGCGTGGAGTGGTACTTGATCGCCTCATCCAACTGGTCGAGTGCGGCCTGCTTGACCTGCGGCAGGTTGTACGGCCCCTCCACACCTTCGATGATCTGGCGCATGGCCTTGAACCGCGCAACTGCTTCGGCCTCCTTGGCGGTGTACTTCTCATCCGTCTCCTTGTTGGCCTTCTGCGCTCGTGCGTACTCCACGTGCAGGTCGGCACCACTCAAGGCATCGAAGGTGTCCCGCTCGACGATCTCCTTGTTGAGGTCCTCTTGCGCCTTGGGAACACGCAGTTCCGGCTCCCTGAGGGTGTACATCTCTGAGTCGTCCCGCTGGTTCATGTACAGCGCAAACATGCGAGCAATGGACGCGGCGAAGTCCTTGGGGTTGGTGTTGGTCCCGTCATAGATGGGATAGGTGTACCCGTTAGCCATTAGCGTTCGGACCTCCCTTGATCCACTCGTCCAACGGTGGGCACTGCTTGATGACGAGGTCTGGGTGAACGATCGTCCACGCGTCGCATTGGGGGTTGTTACAGCGCACGACGATCCACGCAACGGTGGGGTGTGCACAGTTACGGCCAGCCCTGTCCAACCACAACGGCAGGGAGGTGACGTACCAGTCGTGATACTCGACCAGTCCGTTGTGCGGTTCCTTCTGCTTCATGACGATCTGCTCGATTGGCTTACGCTTCGGCATCGGGCACCTCCACATCGATGTTGTTGTCTTGTAGGTAGATGGCGTAGGCGATGACCCCGTAGACGGCGTTGTCCAGGAGCGTGTCCTCGACGGCTTCGTTGCGGGTCTGCTTGAGGCGGCCGTTCTTGGTCAACGCTCCGATGCGTGCCAACTTCTGGGCGCAGTTGAAGATCGCTGACTGCCACCGGTTGTCGAAGCCGACGACACTGGATGTGTAGCCGAACGAGGAGAAGATGTCACCGTCCTCGCTGTAGTCCGCGCGCTTGCGACGGTTCATGGCGACGATGTCGATGCAGGCCTTCTCGAACGGGTCGGCCGGGCTCAGCACCATGCCTGTCACAGCAGGGTTCATCCACCCATCCGGAACGGTGGCCCCGATGTGCGCAGACTTGCCGGTGGCCCCGATGTAGGGCTTCACCTCAGGTTTGACGCCACGCGGTTCATGGTCGGGGTAGTCACTCACTGTTGTGCCTCGCGATCGCAGCGTTAGCCCACATGAGAGCGTCCTCAAGGTGGGTGAACACGATGGACTTCTCACGGCCCTCAGGCAGGATGTTGTTCAACGCCACAGCTGTGAGCTTGATGGTGTTGCGCACCGCCTCGTGGTCGAAGATCACAGCCTGGTTTGCGGGTGGGTGGTGGTCGAAGCGGTAGTCAATCTCGCTAGGAAGCATCGTCGGCCTGCACAGGGGCAATCGTGCGACTCATACGACCGTGACCGCTGACTGACAAGCCGCCGTTGAAGATCACGACAGTGCTGATGGAGTGCTCCTCAGTGCCGTCATAGGGGCGCACAGCATCGGGCTCGGACGGCGCAACATACATCGAGTGACCAT